CACTTTCTCCACTGGGCTTTCGATACGAGCGGCATCTGGTTCTCCTTTGCTTGCGGCTGGTCTTCCTGTAACGGCGTGGACGGTGGCTGGAATTGCGATTGCAGCCCCGGCTGCAATCTTCCCCCACGCTGCCCCTTTCTGTTCGGGCGTGGATGCCTCCCGCAATTCTTTCGCTGCCTCCATCACGCTCTTTGCCCCTTGCAATCCAAAGTATCCCGCCACCACCCGACTGACATATTGGCCAATCTTGGGGATTGCCGAAGCTCCCGCCGTGGCAGCAAGGATGACCTGATTCTCCGGTGACACCAATTCCTGCGCGGCTTTGGTAAGTTCATTACCAAACGCCGCCTCGAACGCCATGTGTTCTGGAAGCGGGGCAGGCTTAGGTTCCTCTGCCTTCAGTGGTTCCGTGCTGGACGTGACCGTTGGAAGCGACGGCATGGGGGCACGCTCACGCACCGGTGCCGCACCCACCTGTTCAGCCAATGCTCGAATCCGTGGCGCTTCGGCTGCCTGCCGGCGCAAATCTTCCGGCGCGGTAATGATCGGATCGGTCAGCACCTTCACCCCTTTGTAGAGCGCCTGGCTGGCAGCGAGTGGACCGTAGGTGGTGGCTAAATCCTTTACCCGATCAAATGCGGAAGGTATTTTGGAAACTTCCTTGGTTGCCACATCAGGAGCACCGAAGACTTCTGCGTCGGTAAGCTCTTTGGATGGATCACCAAACACGTCGGCATCCGAGAGTTCCTTCGATCCGAAAACGTCCGCATCAGTAAGTTCAGCCATGATGTCATGGCGCCATCCAGCCTGTGCCTGTCCAACGAAGGGCGCCTTTTGGTGTCTGATAAATCACACCGCGATGGCGCTGTAAAGGATCGAGCGGGGCCTGGACAATGGCCGGTAGCTGCGCGGATGGTGCCGCGGAGAACCGTGGCGTGAACTGGAATCGACCGCTCTCCGCATCATAAGGCGACATCGCCAACGCCTGATTACGGTTCACGTCCCGGAACACCTGAGATGCTTCTTTCGCCGGCATGGGCTGGAGATCTGGATCAAATTCGCCGGCCATGATATTCGCCAGCACCTTGGCACGATACGCCGCTGCGTCTTCAGGTGTCGCACGACTTCCAAACCAACGCGCCGGATTGTACCAACCGCGACTACCAGCACCGGGTGGTACTGTGTCCTGCGTGATGGTCGGTCCCATCTCCGTGGCCAATGCTCCACGCTGGATGTTGGCGATGCGCGCGTTCGTGGTGTCCGTGACGTTCCCGCGCTCCGTGTCCTGGTTCATCACGTCGCGCCGGTTCGCGCTGAAGATGGCCTTGGCCACGGGCAAATCCGACGGATTCAAATCTGGTCGAAGGGATGCGATCGTGTCTTCAGTGATAGCTGGATTGTCCGCCAGATACGGAGCCAGTTTTTCAAACTTCCCAAGCGCAACCTCCGATTGATGATCCGGCCCGTATCGCAAGTCCTGCTCGCGTTTTCTCAATGCCAGTTCGGCAAGGACGTTCGACTGATTCCGCCCTGAACCAGCCACGTCCTGATTGAACCTGGCCAGTCCGAGTTGATTCGAGAAAGCACGCTGGTCGAGTTCGTCATTCCTGCTCTGGGCAGCGATGGCGGCATTGGCCAGCAACCGTTGCCAGTCCAGTTGGGTTGCGGCTGCGTCCCGGTCCTGCTGCTGACGCTGCGCCTGTGCCGCGCGATTGGATGCCAGCGAGTTGAAGTAGCGCGAGTCACGCGCGGAGTCTGTCGCCAACTCACGGTTGGCTACGTCTGAATAGTCTGAGCCGTAAATAAACCTCATGCGACGTGCTTCCATGCCCTGCGTGCAACAATAGCGCGAATTGCAGATTCAGAAAGTCCGAGTTTACAGAAACTAACCACGCGGGGAGAGCACGCTTCCCGAATCTCACGCACTTCACTCTCACCCAGTTTGTCTGATTCGCTCAGGTTCATGCGTAGTTCTCCACGTTGCTTCCGCCCCAATAATCGGGCTGAGAATTGAAGTCAGGATTCCACGGCACTTCAGTAGGGTATTTCTCCCAAGGACTGAGTGGTATTGGATTCGGTGTAGGTCCGTAACCCACTTGTTGCGCTGGCGGCGAACCATACGGCCACTCCCCATACTGCTGGAAGAATTGAAACTCCTGCGCCGGCGTCAAACCACCCCCCCGTCCAGCCGCCACGTTCTGATTCGGCTGGCCAATGGTCGGAGGCGGACTTCTCAAGATGGCATCGGCCGCTGGACTGTAACCGCCACCACCACTGTACACTGGGCCACCCACTCTCGACGGAATCAATCCGGCCACGTTCGGTTCGTACGGCTTCCGCAATCCGTAGAATGTGTTGGCAAGGTCGATACGGGAAGCGTCCCCGAGCAAGCCGAGCTTGATGGCCAGTTCTGTTTGCGGATTCGTCACCCGGTAATTGGTGTTGGCGTTTTCAGCAGCGCCTATTCCGTAGAGCCGGGAGAGATCGTTCTGGTTGATGCGTTGGCCAACCTCCGTTGGAACGATGCCGCGCATCAGGTCGTTGTTGAGCAGGTTGCTCCGCGCACCCAGCAATCGGTTCTGCCCCTCGCGCGAGTAGAGATAGTTCTGCTTCAACTGCTCGGCGTTATCCACCGCTGCGGCCCGCGCCAAATCCCCGCCCTTATCAAGCACCTGCCGATCAAGGTAGGAATCATTCCCGCCTAACAGAGCGCCCATGTTGCGGTTGCGCAGCACAGCTTGAATGGCGGGACTCAGGGCGCCGGCCGTCGCAATACGCCGGGCTCCAGCCAGCTTGTCCAACTCACCCCGCACCGTCCCGTCGTAGAACTCGCCGACCGAACCAATCTCCTGGTTGGTCAGCGCAGTGTTCTGTGGCGCCGCCGCCATAAAACTGCTCGTGAAGTCAGCCAGCGATGAACGGTTGCCTTCCCGGTCGGTATCGAAGTTGTGGAACTCACTGGAAAGCCGGTCAGCCAATGGCTGGCTGCGGGTGGAGCGGATGACGGTGTCGGGTTGTGGACCGCTCAAGGAATTAATCTGGCCAAGGACGGATTGCGCTGCCGCATCAATGCCGGGGTTCTTGACGTTGCGCAGCGTCGTGAACGGATTGCTGGTATCGGTCGGGGTGTTGATGCCACCGGCTCCTTCGACGCCCGCATTCTGGGCAATGCGATCATTTCTCCACCGCGTGCCGGGCAGCATATCTGCCCACTCTGGATAAATCCTGGACCCCACTCCCGCCGACTGATCCCCCTGTAAACTGCCACCTACTAGCGGACGTGAGTACGGATTCTGGTTCTGAAGGAAGAAGTTGAAATCCGTTGAGCGCGCCATTTGCAGGGATTTATGCTCGCGCTACCCGCAATCCGCAAGGTGAATTACGAACCGCCGACCTGCCGTTGCTTCTGTTGCTGCTCGACGGCGAGGTCGTAAAGCTCGAACGCGCGCTGCAATTCCGGGTGACAAGTTCCCCGAGTGAATCCGGCCAGCTTGGGAAACGCGGGCTCGGCACGGCTGGCTTCCTGCGCCTGCCGTTTCAAGTCCTGAAGGTTATCTGCCTTTGTGTCAGCCATCAGCATTCCAGTCTCGCGTCGAACTCCATTCGGGAAATCGCCACCCCGACCCCAACATCTTCCGGGTCGGAATCTTGATTATGTATGACGATTTCAAAGTAGTGAAACTTGCCGGCGTGAAACAGCGGCCACTCGTACTGGTTGTCCGGACGTGTCCCTTCCGCTTCGTGCTGCGCTTCCGTTCGATCGCTTAGGCACAGCAACTTGAAGGGTTCACCCGTCTCCGGGTTCATCAGCGCTTCCCAGTAGATAGGGCAGTTCACCAGGTTCGGGTCCAGCGCCGTGGCTGCCACCCCCACCCGTAGACTCATTCTGCCCGGCACTGCTGCCACGTCGGGCTCGGCTTCCACGTTGAACCGCACCCAGGTCTTGTCGCTGCTCGGCTGCTGCAAGCCGATGGGACCACTGCGGGCGATGGAGATGTAGCCCCGGTTCTCGTACGTCCCACACTGCTCGAACCCGACACAGCGCTCCCGGTACAGCACGCTCGACAGTTGCTTGATGCACCGGTCAGCCACCGCTGCCATTAGAAACAACGTATCGGTACTGCACTCATCGGCAGTGAACTCGGACCCGCACAAGTCCTGCACCGTGACGCCAGCCAGCTTGGTGCGCAGGGATGTCTCCGTCGGGGTGGCCTGCCAGTCCTCTGACACCACGCCATGAATCGTCAGTTCGGAAGCGCTGGTGTAATTGTCTGGCGTGTCGCCTTCCTCGCAAGTGACTGGCGTGTCCACGATGCAACGGTCCTGAACCGGCAACGCCCCGGCTGCGCAGATGCAATTCGACAGTATCCACTGGCGCAGCGAGGTGAGGTTGCGCGCGTTGTGATTCAGGAAGACCGAGAACCCTTCCTTCACGAACGCCGAGAAGTGGGTCTCCGTGTTCATCACCAATGTCTCTGAGTTGCACGTCTCGCCGGCCAGCACGTAGGAGAACCAGTACGCCTTCTTCGCTGTGTCGTAGCCAGCGCAGTGAGTGGCACACCGTGACTTGTCCAGCGTGTTGTTGATGAACAGGTGTGACGCCGCACGGCGGGACCACTCTTCAATCTCCGGCCTCGGCAGGTAGAAATTGTAGCGGTAGATCCCGTCCTCGCCCGCGTAGTAATGATTGTCGCCATCCGACACCAGCGTGCGCTTGAACTTCAGGCAGCGCGACCCAGCCTTGTCCGGCGTGTAGCGCTTGGTGAACGTGAGCACCACCGGGTTCCCGGACGAATCCGCAGCATCCGTCACCCGGACTTCCCACATGCCACGGTTGGTGTAAAGGATGAGCGCATCCGCAAGCTCGGCCGCATTGAGAACAATCTCTCCGTAAGCCAGGAACTTCCGTCCAGCCAGAGACGATGCGGTGTTCGGAACGTACGACAGCGGCTTCTTGTAATCCGACCACAGGATCAAGTTCGTCTGCCTCACGCCATCCATCACCACGTTGGCGGCGAACACCAGATTGTTCCATGCGTACAGAAATCCAACCCGGGTGATGTTAAGCGTTTGGAAATCCGGGATCGGCTGGACATAACCACCATCTCCGTTGGCTGGCTGGTCGATGACGTGATACACCGGCTCATCAAAGTCGTTTGAGAACAAGACCGTGGAGTTCACGTTCGCCGCCTGCATGATGATCTCGCTGCATCCCGCAAGGTTCGGTTCTCCACCGAACTCATCCCAAATCACTGACCAATGCTGCGTGGCGTTGTTCTTCGCGAAGAGCGTGTTCTGGGTGGCCGCGAATAGTTTCGTGAAACCCACGGGCGTCTTGGCCTCGAACGTGAACGTCAGGTGCTGGCGGTCCAGCCCGTAGCGGTAGTGGAGGTCGGCGTTCTCGTACGCCTCAGTGGGAAGGAAGCGCTGATACCCCGTCATCCTCCGCATCTTCCGATCCTGTGGATTTGTTTCCCAGTTCTCGACGTAACGATACCCGCCGAACGGCACCGCATCCGGGGATGAGGTCATGTCCAGCGGACCCGCCACCGGCTGGAGCGTGAACGTTTTGTCGCAGATCGCATTCATCAGTGAGGCGGATTCCCCGGATTGTAGCCTTGCGAATAACCAAAAGCCGGCTGCGACGGCAGGCTACTCAACCCGTTGGTCGTGTTCACCGCCACCACAACGTAGGTATGGGCACGGGCGGGCTGCACATGATCGTCGAAGTGCGGCTGGGCCGGCGCATCCACGCTTCCAATGACCACCCCATCACGCTGGATGAAGTAACGATTCGCGTACTCGGAAGTCGTGAACGACACCCGGATCATCGTAGGGAACGTTCCACGGCTCGCGGATACCAGCGGAGACGGTGGCCGCTGCACCGCCGGCTGGGAAGGAGGCTGCTCAGGTGGCGTCACCACGGGTGGTTCAGTAGGGGAGGATGGGGCAGCGGCAACACTGGCTATCCCCAAACACACCATCGCCCTGAAGTCATCCGTCAATGTTCCGTCGTCGTTGAAGACCGTTTTGTACCACTGGGCAAACAGGGCTGGAGCTTGCAGCGATGCAATAAACTTCTCGCAGAAGTCGCCGTCGATGGAGGCAATGGACTCGAAAATTTTGTTCGGTGTGATTGGCGAAGGCATATCAGGGGTGGGCTGCTTTCAGCAGGACTTTGTATTCCTCGGTGAACTCACCGCCTTCAGTGTACATGAACGAAAACCAATCGTAGAAAACCTGGTTGACCAGCAGTCCATTCTGGAACTTCGTGCATAGCTCTCCACCTGGCACTGGCACGAGTGCTTCCATTTCTGATGATGCAATTGGTTGTGGCATTACGTGAAGGCCGAGCAATCAATCCCGGCAAGGTCTGCGGCGAACGCGGCGGTCAAGGTGCCGTCCTCATTGAACATGTACCTCATCACCGCGGTGGCGATTTGCGGAAAGATAACATGCGCTTTAATGATCGCCACGCCGAGATCATCCCCAGGAAGAACCACTGCGGCTTCAACCTCAGCCAGCGTTACGGAAATCGGCATGGGTCGTTATTGCATCTGCACACTCAGGCGTCAATGCGCTGGATTCTTCAGCAGGACATCCACTGGCCACAACTGCTCCACTGTCCAGCCAGGCAGCATCTTCTTGATTCCATCAAACCCTGGCTCGTTTTCGTAAGCGCCATCCGTGCAATGTTCGGTGTGCAGATACCGCGTGCTCTCAAACGTTTTCAGACCACCGAGAATAATCAGGTCTTCGGCGGCTTGAGCGTCCATCCAGACAAAATCCACCGGCCACAGCGCGAATGAGTCGAGCATTGCAGAGAACACTTTCACGGGGCGAGGATCGAAACGAAGGTCTGGGTAGGCGTTGACTCCCTCACAGGACACAGGCTTGCGGATGGAGCTCGAATCCGTATGTAGTTCCCCCGCCTTGGAATTGGTGGTTGAGAGATAAAAGTCCGTCCATCCAGTCCGATCGGAGAGCGCACAAGGATGCAGACTGACGTTCAGTTTTGCTTCCAGTCGTTCACTGACAATCGCACCCACCGTCCTCGGGTCCGGCTCAAAGCAATGAATCTCTGCGGCAGGAAACAATGCCCGCAGCCTTGCCGTGTCCACCATGCGGGAGCACCCAATCTCCAATATCCTGTGCATTGGCCCAAGCGTTGGAAGGATGGTGTAGATGTCGCTCATGGGGTTTTGCCGCTGACCAGCCCCACGTAATACGTGTTGCCACGTTCCGAAAAGAACTGCTGCGCCAGCTTACGATTCAATTGCTGCCCTGGATTCGAGTACTTGGCTTTGATCCAGTAGGGCGGGTGGTACTCATGCCAGATCGTGTGGTCGAGGTGCATGGGCATGTTCCAATAATCGATCCGCAAAGACGACGCTGCCTCACCAGACACGTGCTCTTCCGCCAGGGTTCTGAAACAGGTGTCCCATGCCTCTCGACCAATCAACATGTCAGGGAGCTTGTTCCGGTGCATCCGCCACCACCCCGGCTGGAAGGCCATCAAATCAAAGCCGCCATCACAGCTTCCTCCGGTCAATGTTTTCAGATGCACCCACGGCGTTGGGGTGATGTTTCTCCTGAACGCACACGCCACCCCGTTGTTCCTTTGCACCGCTTCGATGATTCTCTCTGGGGCCACCGTCGTCAGTCCGGCGTCTTTGTTGATGTACACCACGATGTCCTCTGGCATGGCGAACTTGCACCCGTAGTCGAACAGGTCACGCACGTACGGCACCGGCCGAGGGTCGCCAATCGACTCACTGGTGCGATGCAGATCAGAATCCTTGACCGGGAAATCCATCATAGCGCCTGTTTGGAAATGCAAATCCCACGAATAGCGCGCGTTCTCGAAACGCCTTTTGCAATCGTCATCCCATGGCGGAACATCCGAATAGATCAATAATAACTTCGGTGCGTACTGTTCCGGTGGGGCTTCGTGGCTTTTGAAATACGACCTGGCGTAATCGTATCCCGCCAGCAACCTTTCGTACGTGCCACCCTGTTGCGCGGCGTAGGTGCCACTGCCGTTGTGGACACCGTAATGGCTCAGCACCTCGTTGATATAGACCCACCCCTTCTTGCCCTGCTGCTGCCGTAGGTGGGCGATGATCTCCGTGCCGAGCAACATCCCCGGATGAAGGAAACACTGTGGTTCAGTCAGTGCGGCTTCGCACTCCTTCAAGGCATGAATCAAAGTCCTGCGGTCGAACACCGTAATGATCGGGGACAACGTTGCTCCCCTTCTCAGAATGCACTGCTCCAAATCCGACGCTGGCATTGAGCACGTTGCCCCTGTCCAGTAATCCGCAGGGGTGATGGTTCCATTCTCCCACAAGTGGGCGCCACGCCACGTCACGGCCAGGCCATCTTTCAGCGCCGGCAGAATCATCGCCTTGTAACGCGACGCAAATTCCGGTGTCAGGCAATCGTCGTCGTGGAGGATGAGCACTCGTGAGGTGTCGGCGTAATAAGCCGCCCTCATCCACGCAGCGTTGCAGCCGAGTTCCGGGCTCCGGTCCACGATAAGATTCGGCCTGAATGAATCCAGCAATGCCTTGGTCACTTCTTCGGTGGGCTCGGCGGAAGATACCACGATCTTGAACTTCGAGTCCACTGAAGCAATGGCTCGCTTCAGGTGTGCGGTACGTTTGAAGCTGGTGATACACACCGTCAACTCATCAGACTCCACTGGTGGCACATCATCCAACCGGGCGCGAGTCGGTGCCGTCCTGCCCATGAAACCGAACTCGCGCAAAACTTCGTGAAGGGCAGAATTTGAACGCTCCCATGAGAACTGTTGCGCCACCAACGCCGATTGCGCACCGAGTCCAATGGCGCGAGCCGGATGATTCGCAACCTCGCGCATCACCCTGATCAGATCCCCTTCGTCCACTTTTGCCCAAACCCCCTGTCCTTTCCATGCCTCCTGCGCTGGCTCAGTTACATGCGCCACGACGTATCCCCACGCTTCGCTGTGGTACTCGGCTGTACCCGCGTATTTGGGGGCGATGATTGGTCGTCCGCACGCCATCGCCTGGTGGGGCATCAATTCCCATCCACCGGTAGCCAGGGAAATGAACACGCTCAAGCCGTCGTACCATTCCTCCAGCTTTTCTTCCGCCAAGAACTCCCGACAAATCGCAACCCGCTTATCTGAACAATTGATCTTCGGGTCGTCCGGGAAGCATTTAAGCATGAGCCTGACATCCCCCCGATCCGGGAAAGCCTTCTGAAATGCGTCGATCACCTGATGCAGCCCCTTCCGGGCAAATCCATGCTTCAATCTCCCTGATGCGCCAAAGGTGGTGAATTCCTGCAACCTGACGAATTTAGGTTGAAACACCTTGGTATCGATCCCCATCGGCACGACCCGTATCGGCTTGTCCACCCCACACGCGCTGAACACCGTGGCGCACCACTGCGATGGCACCACGACTATCTCGGCCATGTTCACGAAATCGACCGCTTCCCTCGTCAACCGCGTGGACTCGCACATCGTGATGTAGCAGGTGCGCTTGCCAGGTGTCGGCATCTGCGTTGGTGGCGAAAGCAATATCTCGAAGGGTTCAGGCTGTGGCTCGTTGACGATGCGGCGCGTAATCCAGTCAGGCACAAATTGCGCGTAACCGCTGTTGTGGCGAATCGGTCGGATGCTGACGTAGGTGTTGGGCAGCGCGTTCAGCGCCTCCAGCACCTTCTGGCTGTGCATCCCGTAGGAGGAAAAAGAGTCAAGGATTCCGGTAAAGGTAAGTCGTGTCATGGGATCATTTCTTCAATCAGTTTGATGCGCTGGCAGCTTCAATCCCAGAGCACACAGATAAAAAGCGCATTCCATTTTCAGGTCGTGTCATGTCGTGGCGGCATTCCACCCGAACCACCACCACCCGTCAAGTCACTGTTACAGTGTCGGAGTCGGAATTGTTCCCCGGTGTTGAATCGGTCTGGGAACCACCCACTGTAACGGACAATGTCGCCGTACCGGGTCCGCCTGCATGAGCCAGGAATGTGCCCACTTTCACTTCCCCGCTGGCCATATTTCCAAGAGCCACCGCAAAACCGCTGATGGAATCGCCGCTGAACACACCGGGTCCGCCATAACCGAAGATCGAGTACCCGATCTCGTTCATGTCCGCTGATAAAACCACGCCCGTCGCTGCATCTGGCCCGTTGTTTGTAACCGTGACCACGAACGTAATCACCCCGCCCGGGGACGCTGCCGGATTGGGTGTTCCTGGCGTGATTACCACCTGCAAGTCTGTCTCGGGTATCACCGGTGGAATCGTCGTCGTAATCGTCAGAGACCAATCAGTGATCTGCCCAACGTCCAGCACGGCGTCGTCTTGCACGAAAAGTCTCCACGCTCCATTGGGCTGCTTACCGACCAGCACATCCAGTGATGTCTGATGTGGGTCCGGTGGCGCCGGTGCTGGCATCCCTTCCGAGGCTGCGTCGTAGTTGGCGCTCGAATAGACCGTGGAATTTACGATGGTCGCGGCGTCAGGGATGGCCGGGAAGGCTGCCCCGTCATCGATCGAGAAGTTCACCCCTGGCGTCAGGATGTCCGTCGCTCCCCCCGCATCACCCATCACGATGATGTGCGTGCCATCCGGGGCCACGAGAACAATGTCCACGTCATCCGGGTTGGTGTGGAAAAATCCGGTGATGTTCAACCGGACGTTCGAGATCACCCCGGTCAATCCCTCCACATACTTCACTGACGGATACGGAGTGGCCGCAGCGTTATCGTTGATGGTGATCAGACCGGTCGTCGAAGGACCATCGCCAAGGCGCCGAATCTGGAACCCGTTCACTCGTGACAGCCCATCCGCGCCAAGACCCGATGTAATGAGCACCATGTGGCCTGCCGTGCCCACCACGCAACGAATGCGAACGTACTGGAATCCATCGCCCCACGTCCCGCCGTTAGCGCCTGGGCCGTTTACGGTCGAAAGCGGCCCGTAAGTAGTCACGACCGAAGGAGCGTACTGCGCCGTGAAGGTGCCCACCTCCAATTGAAACACCGAATTCGAGTCATCCGCTGCCTGATGGCCATAGAGATAGAACTCGTACTCACCAATCGGGAGTCCACTCAAAGCAATCCTGGTCGCCACCGGTGCAAGCGGATCTCCGCCACTGCCGGCGATTCCACCAAAACCACTCTGCATCATAGCGTCCGGGTGGGTCGGATTTGACCTCGACACCAGTGAATCCACCACGGTCGCGTAAATGTCAATCTGCTGACCGCTGACATTCTTCGCCCGAACATTGATCGTGGGCGATTCCCCGCCAATCACCGTCCAGAAATCCGTGGAGTTGCCACCCGCCGCAGCAATTCCAACTTTGGTCGGTTCCGCTGCACTCGATTTGCAGTTGAAGTTGAGCAGGCTGTCCACATCGAAATCATACGCGCAGACTAACGCCGCTTCCGCTGCCGCACATGCCGCAGCCAAAGCCTTCGCATCTGCGTCCGCCTGGCTGATGATGCTTGTCTGGGTGGATGTCCTCGACACATCGCTCCCAGTCGTGTCGGCCGGACATGACTTGGCGCAGGTCTTCGTCGAGGTGTAAACAGTTGGTGGCGCCGGTTCTTCAAGGTCCACGGAAATGATAGGATCGGGCGCCTGGGTCGCGGGCGGTATATTGAAACAGTCATTGCCGCAGTAGTAGCCATAGCCATATCCACCCCCCGGCATCTCAACTTCCCCAGGGCCGCAGCCCGGTGGAATGTAGGTCAGATTCTCATTGTCCCATGTCTCAAGGAACAGCAACTCGCCTGTCGTCAGGTTCTCCAACTTAACGATGTCAAGCAGATAGCCGAACGCACCATCCGCATCCGCGATGTATTGTAGAATCAGCTTGGACTCGGTATTGGCCGCGACATTGAACTCGATGATTTCATCCGTGAAATTCTGGTTCCATTCCCGCGTGATTTCCTCCGACACATCTCCAAGTGTTACCAGTTCCTTCCCAGTCGCAGCCGGCGACCGCTGGTTGCCGGCGTAACGAAGAGTGAGCCGATATTGATTGCCCGGGGTGAAAGCGAACGCCTGCTTCGTCTCGATGGTGGAAGCGAACTGCGCACTACTCCCTGCCCGGTCCACGTAAAGCCCGTTGCCGGGAATCAGATCGTACAACGACACCCCGTCACTGCCGGTGCCGATCAGGTCCATGTGGCCGGCTGTGATGTTCCAATTCGTGAAACCTGTGTAGTTGAGAGATGCCCGGGAGGCGTACAAATCCCCCTCCGGAATGCAGTCACCCGAACAGAAGTAGCTCTTGACCCCATCCAAAGCTGACAGCACATCCGACACGCTGGCCGAATGAGCGTTCAGGAAGAACCCACCGCTTGCGATGCGATTACCCAACACAAACCCAGCCCCGTTCGCACGCACACCGACACAGATGATGATTCCGCCTGAATCGAAGAACGACTGCGCCATCGGCACCGGATCTTCCCCGAGCTTGTTCTCGAAGTCCGATACCACCACGATGATTTTGTGCGACGAAGTCCCAGACACCTGCGCATCCACCGATTGAATCGCTTCCTCCAGCGCAGCGCCGATATTCGTCTTGGATTGCGCTTGTGGGATACCATTGATGCCGGTGGTCAATTGAGCAGCCGAGCCTCCAAAAGTCACCACGCCAGCAGGTGCTTCGTTGAACGAGTAAAGAGCGATGGAATCCTTGGTCAGATCGATTCCGGTCACGAACTTGCGGGCTGCCTCCTTGGCAAAGGACAACTTGGTGGCGTACAGCCCCCCAAACTCTCCGCTCATCGACTTCGAGTTGTCCACCAGGACCACGATGGCATTCACGATGTCGTCGCAGCAATCCGCCCCAGCCATGACCTGCACCTGCGAGTAGGCGCGCTTGCCCATCCACTCCACCGAGATGGTCGAGATACCCTGCGCCAGCCCTGTCACATTGCCGCCGATGGCGCCGATGAGGGTGATGTCCTGGTTGGAAGAACGGTAGGTCAGACCGGTTAGGATCTCCGTCTCAGTTGTGCCACGGCGCACGTACGTCCGAAGCTGGACCGACTTACCCTCGCAGAGAGTGAGCGCCGACGGCTTGATGACGATGGTGTCGGTGTTAGCCCCGCAGATTTCGGGGTGAGCGGCAGCGAAGTTAAGGTCAGTGCAGCGCGGATCGATTCCACAGATACCCGGGTTGGCCGCGGAAAATGCCGGATCGTCACAGCGCGGATCGCGTGAGCAAAGATTGGCCTGCTTCTGGCGCTCGATGGCGTCTTCGCATGGAGGTGTGATGAGTTGGTCGAAGTTCTTCATTTGGTAAGCTCGAACATCTCAATCAACACCCCAACCCGATTCCAAAACTCCAACTTCAGCGACGTGCATGACACCGTGCATTTCTGCGCTCCGAAGTCGCCGTCATAAATGAACTTGTTGTAGGGCGACAGGGCACCATTGATCGTCACGATGGATTTGCCTCCTGCCCCGTTGGCAATGTATGGCAATCCATCCACCTCCAACCGCTCGTACCAGTGAATGTGCCCGTTCATCACCAAGTCCGCGCCCCACGCCTTGAACGGCCAGCGCAAATCGGGATACGCCAAGAACCCATCGCCGGCCAGCGTCGCCTGCGTGGCTGCTGTATGATACGACGTGTAGGCTGGCTGGTGCATCACGACCACTTTCCACTTCGCCGTCGAAAGCAGCAAGCCGATGCGCAACCACTCGGCCTGGGCGGACGTGGGGTTGTTACCGAACTCCGTCTGCTGATTCACCTGGCTATTGTCGAACCCGGCATCAACAAAGAAGAACTGCACCGGGCCCCTGACCACGGTATAGAACGGGCGGATGTTGCCCTCCACTGTTTGCAAATCCGCAACCCCGAAGTAGTCAAACTCGATGTCCAGGTGGGCGGATGGATCTCGGTCATGGTTCCCGATTGTTGCGTAGAAGTTCTGCCGTGACGCTCCCGTCCCGTACGCACCGGAATACTTTCCGATGTAGGACGAGTAGTAACGGCCCACCCGATTGTCCAAATCCTCTTTGGTCAGCGTGGCGTCGTACCAATTATCCCCGGTGGAAAGAATGAACTCCGGCTTCCATCCCAACACCATGTCCGCCACCTGCTCGGTCGGCGTCCCGACTGCCCCGAAGTCTCCAATAATCGCAAATGACGTATCTCCCGCCGATTCCGGCGCCACGTCGTCCTCCTGCTCGGCTGTCGTCGGCAGGCGGCGCTGGGTGCAGTCCTCGACCGGATCACCCTCGCGCTTCTTCTTATCCCAGTACATCAGGTTGGCTAGTTCACCCTCCACGTCCCGGCCGTCCCCGTAGAACTGGATGTAGAGGTCACGCTTCTTCTGCAAATCGCACCCGAAGTTGTCCTCGTGCTTCCACCGCACGAACGTCCGAATCGCTGCCTGGATGTCGGCTCCCCAAATCACTTCATCGACGATGTCGTCGTCCTGCCAGTCCTGCTTCCACCCATCCCATTCGAGCACGACCTTCTCGTTGCTCTGAATCCACGGTGCCACGTAAACGCGGTTACGTTCGACAGCCCACATCCCCAGCCGGGCCCGCCCATTCGGTGAATCCGTCGAAGACTCGGCGTACTTGAACCCCTGCTGAAGCGCCGGCAGTCCGGCATTCTCGGGATTCGTGAAGGCGCAGCGAAAGTGATTGGACCAGCACTGGACATCCCGAAAGGAAGCAGCCTCGTAAAACACGGTGTCGCAATTGTGAACGAGTACACCATCAGTAAAGAACTCCGATTCTCCCTCAACTGTGAGATCGTAAACGGGGACGACGCAACGGAGCGGTGTGACGGCTTGAACACGTAAGGGAGCAAAACTTTGCTTTTTTGAATTTGTTGTGAGTGACAGTAGTGTATGAGCACCTGTCAACAATTCAAGCGGAATCCATCCATTTTCATTCGTCCAAATCCGGTGTTTCGGCGTGGCTAAAAAACTATTACCATCTTCCAACCGCACTTGGCGGACAATCGCTTTTGCGGAAGTCATCCCGCTCCAAAGAATCCGTCGAAAACCTTTTCGTGTGAGCACGCGATCTTTGGTTGTCAGCTTTTCTATCGGCACTTGCCCCCGCGCAGTTGTAACCATCGTGCCAGCAGGGAAGCACCAATCATCGTTCGCGATGCTGTAAACCCGCCTGATGACGCCCGGCCCGTCAACTGTGGGCGGTGAATCAAACACGGTCAGCCCACAGCGCACCAAAGTTTTGCAGGCAGCAATGACGCTGGTGTTGTTCTGGCGGTTCAACAGGCACCACTTGGCGATCTCGACCATCGCTTCGTTGAAGAAGATGTTGTGGGCGGCGACGAGGTTGGCTGACTCACCCGGTGACACCCAGATGGTCCGCCGGAGCTTCGTCTTGAAATCTTTGTGGGTCAGTGACATCGCTATTCATCCGCCGTAGGTCGCATCGCTTGGCTAACCACCACAACAGGTGCTTCCCCCGAAGGGGACGGTGTGGACGGGCTCCCGGGCTGTCCGTCGGTGGAAGGTAACACCCGCTTTGGTTGCCACTCGTCCCTCCATACTCTCGGCAGCACGGTCAGCTTTTTTTTTAGCCACTCATCGTACTCCGCCTTCGTAATGGAAGTCACCCCGCCCACTCCACGCTGCACGCATTGCCACAAGGAGTCCGACAGGAACTCGCTCTGCGGCGCTATCACTCCGTTGTGATTGTCGATCATCACCCAGTTCTTCCACGGGGTGCCATTGGCCAGAACAATCGAGACCCGAGGCTCAACCTTGTGAAAAAATCTCTGCGCCATGCGCGTTTATCACGCAGCGGCCAGCGTTTGGCAAGAGTTCACTCAACGAGTATCCAAAAACAAAACGCCGGATTCAACAGAATCCGGCGTGCGAAAAACTACCACTCAATCATACAAGATTGTCATATGGATACGACCGCCCAGTCGTGATTGGTGGCTCCACTGAAAAATTGTGAATCCACAAGGATTTCAAAGGACACTCGACTATCGGCATCCCCGCCTGCGAGGTGAGCGTCTGCATCTTGTGCGACACTTCCATCACACAGCGGAACGTCGAGTCGTACTTCGCCAAATCCTGAATGTCGGCCGTCTTGTACTCGCGTCGATTCGACGCGATGTGAGCGTAATACATCGACCCGCCCGTGTTGCCGGACGGCTTGCCGATGTCGAGCGCCAGCAACAGGTTGCCGACCGTCGGCTGGCCGAGGGCGACGTTCTCGTCGTAGAGATCATCGAAGAACTCGTCGGTGGTCAGGTTGATGCGGATGCCAGACGGACGCTTGAAGAAGAAGCTGTCGTAGATCATCCCCATCTCGTTGACCTTGCCCTGCTCGATGTTGAAGACCTCCTTGCCCTTAAACTCCACGTCGAGATAATCGATGTAGGCGGTGTAGAAGTTCGCCTTGAAGATCGAATTACAGAACCAGTCGATGTCCGTGACCTTCCGTCCGCCCGTTTTTCGGGCGCGCACCAGATCATAATTGAAGTCCAGGAACTCGTAGAGGTTCAGCTTGTTTTTCTGCAAATCCTTGACCCGGTCGCAGACCCGAAGCTGCTCCTTCCAACCGACGAAGTTCGCGCGGCGCGCAATCAACTGCCCGCCACTGGCTGTCACGCCGCTTGGATCGAGGACCGACCCGGCGATGGTGTTGATCGCCTCCAGTGATTCCCAGTTCTCCTTGTCCTGATTCGGGAGCGGCTTCTGGAAGAAGATGGCATTGACCAGGTTGACCTGGAAGTTGTGCTCGTCCTGCGCATTGCGCTTGGCCATGTCGATGTCGCCGAACTCCTTAAAGGCCGGGTTGGCGTCGAACAGGCGTTCGTACACCAACTCGTACTGTTCGTCGGTGCAGCGCGCCTCGCGCATCGTCTGGTAGAAGAAAAGAACCTTCTTGCGCGGATCGATGTTCGCGCGGTTCTGGCACCATGACTCGAAGTCATGAACGTTGTTGATGCCGGGAATGATGTAGCCCGCCTCTGGCGCGGCATCAAAGGCACCAGCTGACCCGGCGTTTTCAGAACGCACCACAAGATCAACGTAGCTGGCTGCGGCATTCACCGCGGAAGCCAGCACGCGCCAGTTGCCCTGCTGTGCCACACCAGGGCCGCTGACGTTGAACAGGAACAGCACGTCGCGGTTCCTGAACCAGTTCACATCCAAAGGAATCCCATGGCGCGTTTCCACCCGGATAACCCGATCCGTGCCGACATCACCCAACGCAATTTGCGCGTTCGTCAAGGGGTAGGTTGCCAGGTCTCCGTTCAGTGCATCGTACGCCGCCGGGGTCCAGCCGGATGTGACCTTCCAATGGTCCTTGTTCACCACGGATTCCTGGTTCGCGATGATGAATGGCTGGATGAGGCTCGGCCCGCCCATCACCTTCTGGCCAGGATTGATCGCGGCACGCGCCTTGGTCATGTCGGCGTTCGCCATAATCCAGTCGTACATGGCGTAACGCTGCACACCGCAGGCTGCCATCTCGATAGAGTGGAAGAGCCACGCATCGAGATCCGCGAACAAACCGGACGGCGTGAATAGAGCATCAAGCTCTGAGGCCGTCAGATGTTTGAGCGAGGCGCGGGTGATTGATCCGCACGTGTCGTTGGAGAGGCCGATTACCGGGCTGCATTGAGCCGCAAACCGATCAGAGATTGCTAACATGGAGCCGAGTTTATCGGCCCCGGCTTCTGGCTACTGCACTTTTCCCGTCTGTGACCGTCTCTTTGCCGCCCCTGGCGCCGGTGTCCACCGCATCAGACGCGGAAGCTGTCGATGGCGAGCGGGTGCGAGTGCCACGGGGAGTTTCTTCCTCCGCGACCTTCTCTTCCTTTTTCTCGTCTTTATCGGCTTCCTTCTTGCCTTCCTCCGGCGTCGGTGCCGCCCCGGCTTCTGGCGGCTTTGGTGTGCGATGGCCGACCCGCTTCGTGAATTTCTCGATTTCCCGCTTGGCGGTGTCGGCGTAGGTGGCGATTAAGCCTCGACGGAAATCCCCCTCGGTGAGCGTGTAGTAGTTGGCATTGAGCGCAGCCACCGCTTCACGTTTTGCCTTTGCGTCCAGCGTGCCGTCCTTGGCGATTCGGTTGTACTCGTTGTTGAAACCCGAGTTCGTGACCAGGCGTTGCTTGCCCCTCATCGTCTGCTCGGGCGGCATCTGCAACATCTCGCCTTCGAGGCTCCGCATGAAGTTCAACAGGTCCGCGTGGGGATAGATGCGACGACCGCTGACCTTGAGCGTCAGGGGTTGTGAGATTTTCGCCGGCCATACATCGTCAAACTGCGTCAGTCGGTGAAGCTCCACGGTGAGCACGGCCAATTCTTCCGCTGTCTCCTGGAGGATCTCGGTGACGACCGGATCTTTGGCCATCATCTTCTCGGTGATTTCCTTGGTCAACGCCTTGCCATCACCGTTGCCCATCAGTTCCGCCAACTCAGGTGCAGCCACTTCGATAAACTCCATCACCGCACGCTGAGAATCTTCCGCGATACCCTTCTGGGCGTCCTGGAATTCCTGGCGTCGCTTCGTGACCTTCTCCTGCTCGGTGTGCTTGCCCTCAGTTTCCTGCCGGGCTTCCGCCTTAACCAAATTGTCGCGAGACATGTCGTACTCGTCAGCGTCGTAGAGCGGTTCGCTTTTATAGAACGCTTTGTGCTCTTCGGCCTGATCGTCGAAGTCCTCACCAGGATGGGCTGCCTCCCACTGCTCCTGATATTTGGCTTCCTTCTCCCAGAACCGGAGCGTCTTCTCTGCAAAACCTTTTTCAACCGTGCCGTCCTCTTCCATCTGCTGCAAGACCCGCAGCTTGCGCTTGTCCTTCGTGGGCAATTCCAACTCGGTCTTCAGTTCTGGCTTGTCGATCTTACGCTCGACAGGTTCCTCGGCGCCGATTGGTGGCGGCACATCGACCGGCTCACGCTTCGCGGCCGGCTGCTTAGCCGGGGCTGGCTTGGGGTCAGGTTTCTTTTCCTCGACCTTCGCGTCAGGCTTTTTGCCCTCGGCTTTGTCAGCGGGTTTGTCCTCAACTTTGGCGACAGGCTTTTCCTCGACCTTCTTCTCGACGGTTTTCTTTCTCCCGGCCCCGCGCGTCATGTCCTTGAGTTCGCGCTGCTGCTGCTTCAACTCTTCCGGGGTGAGTTCCTTTTCCGCCTTCTCGTCGGGCTTTTTGTCCTCGGCCTTTTCATCAGCTTTAGCGGTTGGCTGCGGATCGGGTTTCTTTTCCTCTTTCTTGCCACCATCGGCGGCATCGGCTTTGAGCAGGATCGAGTGGCGGTGGAGTGTGGAAGATTTCATACATCGCGTCGTCTATTGTGTCGTGTTCGTTTTCGGAACCTTGACCACCGCCTCATAGAGAGCGAATGGCTCATCGGATTCACGCTTTTTCCCCGAAGCTATCTCTTCGAGCAAGATTAAAAATTCCTCCAGCATCCTGGCTTGGTCCGCCGCCTTGGTCGCCTCCACCTTGTCACTGTCATCACCCGTGGTGACGTGATCGATCAAAAGCTCCCCGGCCAACAGTGTTTGCTCAAGCGACCTGGAGCGCAGGATCAGGCATAGATCCCGGTATGCCGGCTGGCGCAGCCATTCCCGGAGCGCCCGGGCTCGTTCCTGAGTTAGCGGCACCTGGCTGACTTGGATCTGTGGGTCCATTGATTGGCGGCAGTTTCAACAACTGCCAGATTAAGTCAACTTTCTGAGTCAGTTCCTCATCCTTCTTCAGCATGGGAACGATGCCATCCTTCACCTCGGTCAGAATCTTGACCTCGACCTCTTTGGCGAACTGTTCCTTGACCTGATCAACCAATTGCTTCAACTGCGCTTTGGCTTGTTCTGCCTGCTTCTCCGGAGTCAGCCCGGTGTTCTTCAGTGGCACATCCAGCGGCAACTTGAGCAGTTTCGCGATGGCGTTGGCCAAAGCAATGGCCTGGTCAGGTCCGAGGGCTTGGGCCGTGATCGGGTTGTTCAACAGGTCGCGCGACCATTCCGACAGCACTCGCGCCGTCTCGCCATCGGTCGCCTCATCTCCGCTGTTCGGCAAAAGCGAGAACGACAGCAGGTCAGACAGCACCTTCGACGCCTTTCCCTTGACGTGGGCTCGGCCAGCCGATCGTTCCGGTTCTTCCACAAACGAGAATCCAATCTCTTCCAGCACCGCCTTGTCCACATCCTCTTCGTAAGGAATCTCGGCCGTGAAATCGTCTTCACCTTCGTTCATCCACGCCTCGTACACCTGATAGCCCCAAGCGTGCATGAAAGCGTCCACGGGGATGCCGATGTACTGGAGCGCGTTGGTTGTGGTGCCACCCAGCGACACAATCTCTGCCCGTGACTGTTCGTGCGACGCAGCTTGTCCCACCTCCTGTGATGAAAAATTGTTCACGCGCTCCGCAAGCGCGATGACCGTGCGGGCCGCGGTGAGAATCGACTGCGTGTCAATCTGCGGGAACCGATGCGAGTAGATCGCGGCGCCGATGTTGTCACGCTGCCGGTGGGTCTTCTTCCCGTCGAAAGTCTGGAGATTCAGCGTGCGAAAGAATCCTTCCCCCAAGTTCTTCAGCTTCTCGATCGACTTCTTGTCGAGAATGTTCTCATCAATGAGTGTGTACTGCGCCAAGTTTTGCTTTACCGAAAGGATGTACTGCGAAATCAAATTGCTCAACTGGTCCTGAAACGGCGCCAGCTTCAGACCCATCGAAGCGTCTTCGACCTTGCTCTCGTCGCCGTTGTCCCGAAGAGAAAGGATCGCCCGGTAGCACAATGGCTCGGCGTAAACAATCGTACCATCCCCAGCGCACATGAAGCGCGCCCAGATCGGATATTCGTAATCTCCCAACCCTTCATCCTTGGGAATTATTCGCTCACGGTATTCGTACGTGACCACCGATTTGTCCGCATCGGCGATGCTGTAGTAGTTGCCTTCCCTGATCGCGTTCTCTCGATCCAAGTTTCCTCGCCCCGTTGGTGGCATGTTTGCGGCACTGGGTGCGTTGATGACGCAGTTGTTGAAAAAGATATTGAGAAACGACGTGTTGTCGGTCCACCAACTCACGTCACCCATCGACACCGTTTCCAGATTCCAGAGATCCTTGTTCTTCTGGAGTTCCTTGAACGGCAACACCTTCCAGTGGCCACCCCAGTCACAACCCGTCTCGGTGTTAAAGGTCCGCACCGGATGGGCACGATCCCAAAACACACGCGATGGATGCGGGAGAAAGTAACGCAGCCCCTCCTTGGACACGTACTTCTCGTAGTTGTCCGGGTCGCCCTTTTTCTTCTTGGCCGGCTTGGAGTCGGCGGTCTTTTTCTTCCCCTTCTGGCGAAGCTGTTCTTCCCAGTGCCAGTTCTCCTGCGTGAACAACAGGGCGCCCTGGGGATACAGCAGCATTTGATGCACTGCTTGGTCGAGTGTCGCCAAGTAGTTGTACTGCTGCGACATCACGCGCATCCGCGACTTCACCGCGCTGCACTTCAGGCGGTTCTTTCGCGTGTTAACGGCCGGTGGGTAGTCGAAGAAGTACTGCTTGTTCCGATCGTTTACAATCTTCGCCTTCCGCATCGACAACATCCCGTGGACGAGCGGGATGGTGATGGCAAAAAACATCGGGACGTTGAGCTTCTTGATTTCCTTGCCGGTCTTGGGATCGAGATCGACCGTGAACGATTGATTGAGATCAAACCCGAACATCGTGAGGGCTTTCTCGGCTTCCTCGGTGGTCTTGCTGGTTTCAGCGATGTTCCAGAGAAGGGTGGGACTGACCTGCCGGTAAGGGGCATCCCAAATGAGGTCGCACGCCCGAATCGTACGGAAATTTTTCGTGCAGTAATCCCGTCCGCTGACACATCGGGCACGTATCCGCTCCTGTAAGGCGTCGAGCTTTTCATTCCCATACTTGACGACCGGCATCCGGCCACCCTTGGCCTTCTTGGGCGCCGGCAATGTCAGAAGCGTCTTCCATTTCGCCACTGACACGCCCATTGCCTCCAAAATTCCTTTGTCGATCATACGCCAAGTGCAATCTGCTCAGGCTTTAGGATCTTGTCTGATTTAACAATGTTCTCAACCACCCAGAGCGGTTGCAGGTTTTCCATCGCCTCGCGATGACTTTCCCGGTAAGCCTTTTTGTGGCTTTATCTTTGCCAGGATTGGGACGCATTTATTTCTTTTTCATCATCACCGCCTTGGCTGCCGGCGACGCCGTCTCGGGCATCTCCATCTCCGGCTCTTCCGCGGGATCCGCTTCGTCCTTCGTGACGGAATCCAATTCGATGTCGTAGCTACCGTCCGGTTTGGCTGTACCAAAAGTGCCGGAGAATGTGCCAGTGACCGCCTCACCCGGTTTGCATGTGGAAAACGCTGAGGCGTAAGTCGCGGGACTGACTGTGAGTGTGTCCATACCCGATTCATGCTTGAAAAGCTACTGAGAGGCAACGCTAATCTCCTGTGATGCAAGACCACGACACGAACCAGTTCCTTCCAACTCTCTCCGAGAAGGGGCAATACCTTTACAATCTCGCCGTGCGCGCCCGCGAGATGCACCGGCACGTGGCACCCGCCTGCCTCTGTTCCGGGTCAGTGTTGTCCACCAAAACCTGGTCCGTGGCCACCTTGGTCATGCGGCATCTTTGGGAAACACCGGGGGCACGCTTCGTTATCTTCTCCACCCGCGTTAAAACCCTCTCCGACGCCGGCCCGTGGAAGATTTTCTATAAGAAAATTTTGCCTGAGTGGTGCCACCCGGAAACCGGGATCGGAATGAAGATTCTATCCCAGACACGGGATGGAATTTTTGGCCCCATCGTCAACTCCACCACGCGCACCATCCTGCTGCGTGTCTCCAATTACTACGGCGGCATGTCCGAAATCCAATTGAACTCGATCCAGAACGAAGGCGAGATCGACGACAAACTTCTTTCCACCTCCTATTCCGGCATCTGGTTTTCCGAATTGAAGCTCTGGAAATCCCCCAATCTGTTCAAGGTTTCACGCAACCGGCTCCGCATGGACCACATCGAGCCCTGGCAACACCTCTGGATTGCCGACACCAACCCACCAAAGGAAGCCACGAAGTCATGGATTTACCCGCTCTGGTTCAAGGCAGGTGAAAAACAGATACCAGACCACCTTGCCAGCCGGGTCACACCAGAAATTTTGGATGAGGTCCGGCGCTCCATGCATCTGATCGAGTGGACGATGGACGATAACCCGTTCATGTCCGATGAGGCCAAACAAGCCAAGCTGCTGGAACTCTCCGACGACCCGTATGTCTATCAGCGTGACGGTCTTGGATTGTGGGTGTCAGGTGGTGAAGGCTCCAATTTCCTGTTTACTAGCGTGTTCAAGAAACATGAACACGTCATTGGGATCAAGGACAGCGAATACCCACACCGCGGCGCTATCAAGCTCGCCGCTGGCTCCGACCATCTCTACAGCGGTTGGGATCTTGGCGGTGGCGCCAACCACGCGGCCGGTATCATCGAGAAACGCCTCGTCCTTTCCCCTACTGGCCCCATCTCGGTCTTCTCCGTGATTGCCTCCGTATCGCGCACTGATGAGCACGTTCTCATCCAAGACTTCACCAAACTTTTCATGACTGAACGGGAGAAGATCGCGAAGCGCTATCCCGACCGAAAAATCAGCATGACCCACTACAGCGACGACAGCGCCGTCAACCAGCCTCGGGCCTCCGGTGCGGGGTTCGATTACCTGGAGGTGATGATTGCCTCCCGCAGTGACACTGACCCGGAAAGCCAGATCGTTCTCGTCGGTGTCCCGAAACCGAACAAGAGCGTGGGCGCCCGCATCCGATTACTGCGTCGCCTGATTCGCGAGGGACGTTTCTACGTGTCCGCCAACTGCGAGGATGTAATCGCCATGCTCGAAGAGGCGACATCGAGCGCCACGGAAGAAATCGAGTGGAGCGAACACAAGCACGTGTTCGACTGGATCAGTTACGTGCTCTGGATGCTCTGCGGGGATGAACTGGAAGAGATGTCACAGGGACCGAAAGCTGAAGGTGACTCCACTACGATTGCTGTGCCTTTGTGATTTCCGCGTACAACCGCAGCAGCCGCGTGTACATTTTCACCTGCGCAATGGAGCCCGTCTCCGTGTAGGTCATGCTCCGCGTCCGCAGGTAGGTAATCTGACGCCTGGCTCGCAAGTGATCCACCCCGCACGCCGCAGCGAAAGCGTCCACCACGTCCACCGCCACGCCTTTCCACGTCTTCCTGAATGAGAGTTCCGCAATGGTGGACTTGGGTAGCTTGGAAATCTGCCCAAGCTCTCGGTGAGATAAACCCCGCCAGCCTTTCCCGTGTCGGCAACGCGCGAGCAACCGACACACGCAGGGCGGCAGGCGATCTAATTTATCAAGAATCATTTTACCGCAAACACCAACCACGCAACGAACCACCCAAGGGGCCGACAGGTAGGCGCGCGTCTCCGATTGCACGGCTATTCAGGCGGCAACTGCGAATTCGTCACAATGCTCGCGTAACTGTCCTTCTCGATCTGCGCCTTCGCCGCCTCGAAGTCAGCATCGGTGACAGTTGGCTTCGCGAGCAAATCCTTGATGGCCAAGAACGCACCCGGCGCGTTTTGCAGGAGCCACTGGATGCCAGCGATGACGAGTTGGGCAGTGAGATTTTGCATGGGAGATTTCGTTTCAGTTGGCATAAAATTGTGGTGTTATACTTTCAATCCAAACTGTCTCAACAGCCCGATGGCTTGGGCGAGGGCTTCAGTGGATGCCGCCACGGCCGCGTTGAGCCGGTCTTGTGCCGTGGCTACGCCGGGGTCATTGGGCGGCACCTTGGCGAACGCCTGCGCGGCGCTCAGCACAGCAATCTGGCTGGCCTGATACTTCTTCCAGGCATCCGAAACCTTCCCCTCCTTTGCGAGCATCTCGGCCCTGCGCCGATCCGCCCCCGGCACATCGGACTTGGCAAGTTCCGCAATCTCCTTGTACTGCGTGCCGAGATACTCATTCCACCCCCGCAGCGCAGCCACGGCCCCGGCGTGCGTTATTCCGCTGGCCACATAAACGGTCCGGGTTGGAGTGGACTTGCACCCGCTGCACCCGATAAAGAACACCGGGGCAACAAACATGACGAAGGCGAGCAAGGATGACGTGATGAGCTTCTTCATGCCTTTAACCGTGCGCTGACCAGTTCCCAAATACAAGCCTGAAAGTTTGCAAGGGGTCAATTGATCCCGTCATTTTTTATCTCATCATTCGGTGGTTTTGTAATTTGCACTGAAGTCTTGCGCGTCACCGTCAGGATTGGTTCCTCGCCCTGCACTTCAGCCCGCGTGGTGATGGTCGTGTCGGTCTGGATAACATCCGGCAGTGGTGATTTCTGCAAGCGCGTGAAGAAACCAAAACAGCCCGCCACAATAAAGTTGACCGCCATCAACTTTAGCGTGTTCTCCAAACCGGCCTGGATGTTGAACTTGTCCGGTGCGATCATGATGGCAGACAATCCGCTCGTCACGGCACCCGCGCCACCGCTTAGGAACGCCGATACCAGCCCGGCGAACCAAACCAATGGGTCTTTGAATCTCATACTCATAGGTCAAATCTTGTCCTTAAACTTATTGAACGCATCGGTGTTTCGATCCAGCGCGTCAACGGTTTGCGCGCACACGGCCGTCACCTCGCTGCTGTGCTCCATCAGCTTTTGATACATCCCAAGAATTTGTGCATCCTTTGTATCTGATGCGGATTCGCTCCGCTTCTGCTGCTTAAGAAATGTCCACACCAACACGACAATCGCGGTCAGAAACCAAACACGATCACCTTGCGTCGCCAGCCATTTTCCGAACTCGATCCCATCATTCATTTGTGATGCCGTTTCCCATTATCATCTCGGTGTTTCCAACAACTAATTGCGAAAAATCCCAACGCAATCAGGATTATGCAGGTGATGGTCGGAAAAGCCATCCCTACAGGTCCATTCCAAGTTGAAAGTATTGGTGAACTGAAATTTCCGATCAAGCTGCTGGTTGCAATGCTTAGGATCGTTATCGAAACCAAGCGCAAAAAGATTCGGAGTAAAAAGTTCAATGCTTTCCTCCCTTCTCGTTCTCGCCATTCCACGTATCAGCCAATCGCTCGTTCAACTTCTTCTGCCGCTTGCGCCTCGCCTTCCATTCCATCTCGGTCACCCGGCGACCGTGCCAAATCCACACTCCGGTCTGATGCTCGTCCGCCACCTTTTTGCGTGCAGTCACTGCCGCCTCCCCGCCCGAATGCCTGGCCCAAACTTGATGCTGGAAATAATTGATGCGGCACCACCTCCCCCTTCCGGTGCTGCATTAGTTGCCCCTGCATCCACCATCACGTTGAAGGCACTCTGATAGTTCGTGTCGAAGGTGTTCGTCTGCAACGAGCCATCCGGCAGCGTGACCTTCACGGTGTAGTCATCAAGGCGGGCAAATTGGAATGGCGCGATCCCCCATTTACTTGCACCAATCGCTGTCAGGAAATGCCAGTTCGTTGCGCGCGTCCGATTGGTGATCCAAATCGTGTCCGCAACAACAGGCTGGCTGTAGATGTCTGGCGGGTTGGTCAGCGTCTGAAACGTGATCGGATTGTAGAACGCATTCGAGACTCGCAGCGTGGACCAGTCCTGATTCGTGCCGTTGTTCACGCGCACCAGCGCGGTTAGGTTGGTGTTAATCATGGACGCTACCACCACGCTGACCGTGCTGCCGTGGGTGTGGTTCGTGACCGTGTAGAGCACCCCGTTGCTCGTCATGATCGCGTTCGTTTCAAGGATACGCGCGAGCCACGAAAACGTCGCGTTCGTCGTCGTGGCCATCTTCGAGTAAACGATCAAATAGCCATTCGTGTTGAACAGGAAATGATGATCCATCGAAGTCAATTCCGGCAGCTTGTTCGTGTTGTAGTAGGGAGAAGCATCGTTGTAAGCCGCCGTCGGCACGATGAAGTTGCTGCGGTTGTAGGCACGCACAGTATCGCTGGCCGTGTAGATGAACTCACCGATATTCGTAAACGCGGTGATACGCGAATACCAGTCGTGAATCGGATCGCCGATGGGCGCCTGGATGCCCAGCCCGTTCACTTCCACCATGCCGAAGTGATAGTCCGGGTGCTTCTTGTAAAAGCTCGCTCCACTGGCCGTCACGTTCGCGCCGTAAGCAGATAAAAAGAATGAGCCATCTCCCCATCCGGCGTGCTCCACGCGGCCAATGCCGGGCCGGGCCGCCGTCTCGAAGCGCACAGCGTTCGTGAACGCTCCTTCATTATCCGGTGTCGTGCCCGCCGCAATGACCCAGCCGTCGCGCAGGTTTACGTAAGCATTGGACGGCCACGGGGCGGGTGTGAAATTGGTGTTGAAATAGTAGAGGCTCGACGAATCCAGCAACGCCGATTCCTCGGCAAAGCCTGTTGCTGTTTTCTGGCGGAGATGCTGTTGCAGCACGTAAGGATTCTGCGTGAGCATTGCTGCCTGTCGCATTCGCGAATAACCCCACGTCGAGGCTTGAGAAACCCCAGGTAAATCACCCCAACGATCGCCAATCGAATGAAACAGAATCGGCTCGAAGTAGGCGAGATGCTGTGCCTCGTAGAGGACGATGGGGCTTCGCTTGAGGTCAACCTCATCGAACTTGATCCACGCCGTTTGCAGCGCGGACAGATTACGACCACCGTAGAATACTGACTGGTCTCGATACGTTCCCTCATCCATGCGGGCGTGGTCGTGCCGGGCAATGAGGAAGTTGAGGAAGAATGGGAACGCATCACGCGCCACTTGGGAGTGAGAATACAGGAGCATCGAGAACATCAGTCCAGACCCGATGTCCTCGCGGCTGTGACCGTCACCCTGTTTTGGGCCGCTGCCAAAGTGCATCTTGCGCTGGTTATAGGAGTAAACTCGATTCGTGTTATCCGCCAGGGCAGGATCGCGCTCATCGAGAAACCACCAATCCTGGTTCATGTAAAACAGGATGGTGTTTTCCATCGCCATCTGATTCGTAGCGCGCTGGTTGGCTGACATGTCGTTCCAGAAGAAATCCACCGACAGCGCCCACAAGTGCAACAGACCGCTGTTCATAATGTAGGCGCTCACGCGGTCGTTGCCGCGCATCGGATTGTGATACGTGCTCGACATCCACTGGCGCGCGAACAAGTCCACCAAGGCGGGAGCGTTCGACGCCAAAATGTTTGCGCGCAAAGCGGAGTCCGTGGTGAAGTTGTAAATCAGCCCGACTGTGGCGATTTCCTGAGCGTGACCGTAGAACGGCTCGCTGTTTGTGAACACGTTCGGATTCCAAAACCATTCGTTGGTGATGACCTGGCTCACGTAGGTTTCGTAAGTGGACCACGTTCCAAGTAGCGAGTTGCCCGCCCGATACCACGCGCCCACCGCATTCGAGTTCGCGGCGTTGAACCACATGTGTGGATGGATATTAGTCAGTCGGGCCTGCACCCAGTTCGTGTCCGCCAGCATGGCGCGATTCCAGTTCGAGGCCGTGGCGCTGATGCTGAAGTGATGGACGGCGCTCGTGCTCACACTGGCCGCGCCGACTCCGTTTGATGGGTAATAAACGACGCGCCACCAACTCGTGCCGCCGTAGGTTACACCGCTCGCGTTTGTGATGGGCGGCAGGAAATTGTAGAGGTTGTTGGACGTGGTGATGTCCCAGTAGGGCGTCGTGAAGTCGGCTGATGCATTCGTCGTAAGTTGAAACTTGAACACCTTGGGCGTCTCATCAGTGCCAATCAGGTAAGGGTCTGGCGTATAGACCCAGTTGAACAACGGCGGGTTGTTCGTCGCCACCAGTCCGTCATCAGGCACGAAGCCTTGCGAAAGAATGAACTTGGCCGAGGACGGCAGCGTCAGTGCCGCTTCGCCGCCGATGCGATGCGCAGCCTGCGTCGTCATCACACTCAAAACCAAAATGTAAAGACCGCGCATCATAAACCGCCCGGACGACAGGCGGTGCCGGAGTTGTAGAGTGCCGTCTTCTCGCCAGCGGTTAGTAATCGCTTAGTTATGAACACCTCGTCTATGAGCACATCGGCATAGCCCACCGCCGTGTCAATGCCGAGATAAAAGATGGCTGCCCCATCCAGTGGTCCGTTGGACATGGGGGCGCCAGAGACGCTCGCCGTGCCGTCATTGATCGAGATGCTACCAAGCTTATCCCCGGCGTCATACCAGCACACGACGAAATACCAGGTGTCGTTGTTGATGGTTTCGGAGCTGGAGACATCTACCCCTCCCCCGGCCCCGGAGTCCACCACGGTGAAATTGATATTGTCGCTGGCGGTCTTCTTGATTTTATATTCGCCGGTCTTCTCGACCAGCCCCGTCCCCGCCGCCTGATCGCTCTTGGTCTTGAACCAAAATCCGATTGTGAACGTGCTACTCACAGACACATCGGCCGTATCCGCACGTGTGAAATACTCAGCGTTGCCCGTGGTAAACTCCGCCGCGTTGGAAATTTTACCGGCCTGTGAAGTCACCGTGTTATTGTCCGTCAGGGTGTTCGCCCCTTTACTATCCGCACGGTCACCGCTGGCTTCGTCCAGTTTCCAATATGCCTTGAGGTCGGAGTCGTTGACCGTATCGCAACCACCACCCGCAACGGGGGGAGGTTGTGGCTGTGGAGACTTTTGCACGCGCAACGCCGCCATCGGTTGCAACGAGAAGGCAATCGAGACAACAAGGCAGAGACAAAGCGCAATGGAAATAAACAGTTTCATCGATAATACTCCGTGATCAAAATCATACCCTGCCGCCCATTTCCACCCGCACGATTCGCGTTTGAAATCGCCGCGGCCCCGCCACCACCAGAACCGTAGCCGGTGCCGTCACCTCCGGCAGCGGCGGTCTGGGGGGCACCTCCCCTACCAAACGGCGAGCAGCTTGCCCCGGTTCCAGAGATAGCCAGCAGAGCGCTCAGGGTGATCCCGTGACCGCCCGGATTTCCTCCCGTGGAAATGATTCCCCCTGTCGCCACCGTTGCGCCCGCGCCACCGATCCAGACTTTATTCGTAGTCACAGCCGTTGCCCCTCCCCCACCGGACCCCCCTGGTGCGGAGCAGAGATTTGTAAACGACGTGGTTCCACCATTCGTTCCGTTGTTCGCTCCCGCTGCTCCACCGCCGCCCATCGCCCCGATTGTGCAAGTGTAAATCGAGCCAGCCGTGACAGTCATGTTGGTTTTGAAATATGCTCCACTACCACCCCCGCCGCCGCCGTAGCCTTGTGACGCGCCACCTGCCCCACCTCCACCACCCCCACCGGCACCTACTCCTTCCACTATGATGTAGATGCAACCAGCAGGAACGGTGTAATTGCCGATGGTCAGGTTGGTGATAATTGTGTAGGTGATGTTCGTGACCGCACGAGTTCCAACAAGGTTGCTGAGGATAATATGCGACGCTTGAACGGCAGAATTATTTGTCAGAACTCCGGTGCCCACTGCGTTAGACAATACCACATTGGCAGGCTGATACACTGCGGCATTCGTTAACACACCAGTCCCGGAGGCATTGGTTAGCACGCTCGATGACGGCTGATACCCCGACGAATTGGTCAACACCCCAGTTGCAAGAGAGTTGCTGATAAACGTCCGGTAGTCAGCTTCTGTAGCCGCTTTCGCGGATACACCAAGCAGAATTACGATGAGTAAAGCGAGTTTTGTCATTTGAATTTGTCCACGCGAACTCTGAATGCGGACGGTGGCAAATCAATGGCGGTGACGGCGTTGTAGTTTTCCAGAACCACGTGAACGGTGTCGTTGCTGGCGATGAACTTCAGATTGCCCCCGGTGAAAATGTTGGTCCACGCTGCGGACACCACGTCCAACTGAGCGGCCCCCGGCACGGTCCAGACAACACTGCCGACCCCACCTGCCGCCACGTTGGCCAGGTCCAGAGAGTTCGTGCTTGCGTAGAGCGTGTTGGTCTGGGTGCCGCCGATGGGAAGACTATCCGCCACCATCGCATTCGTTCTTCCCGAAACAGAGCGCACAATTATCGTGGTGGTGCCATTCGAGGCCAGCGTGGATGGCTTGCCGTTGTTCCAAATCCACGTTTCCGGCCAGCCAACAGTAACTTCATTAGTGCGGTTCACGATGTCCACCGATACGACGCGGGACGGGCCGATGTTTGAGTCCGTGAATCCAACCGCCGTCGTGCCGATGGCAATGAAGTTGGTCAGTGAATCGCGCGCCGCGAAGTCGAGGTTCGTGGTGCTATTCGCCGGCTCCGCGATGTAGATTCCTTTGTTGGTGAAGATGCCAGTCCACTGGTTCGTGATCGGGTCGGTGATGGAAGAGCCTCCAAGCGACGATCCTTCCACCCAGCATAATTGCCCGGTGCATGAACCCGCCACGCCGTAAACCAAATTTGACAGGACTGTGATGGGTCGCGTCAGGCCAACCGGGGTGTTGGTGGGATATAGAACGGTCATGTTGGAAACAATCTGGCCCGATTGACGGGTGAAGAAATTCCCATTGCCATTGGTGCTCGCGTAACTATCAGCAGTGGCTTGACCCGGAAACTGGGACATGCCAACGACCAAATTCCAATTCGTGACCGGCCCACCGTTGTTCACGGCCCCGGCATTGGTCTGGGTGCCGCCCACAGACAAGTTGTGTGTCACCGCCACATTCGACGGAGCCAGCGTGAGCATTTGCAAATCGGTTCGATAGAGGGCAACGAAGCGGTTGGAAACGTCGTCATACCACGCAGTTCCAGATCCATCACCCAGGAATCGCCATGAAGCAACACCGACACCGCCTGTCGTCCATCGCAAATAACCAGAACCACCCGTAGCCCTGGCGATTTCCAGAATTGTAGTCCCGACTGGATTCGTGGCTTGGATTCCGCCCCGCACCCGAAAGAGCGCATTCGTGCGGTCCCAATTCACAGTGTTGGTTCCGGCAAATACTCCTGCCTGATTGAACTGCAAATCTCCAGAATTTCCACCGGGCGTGCCAGTGCCCGTCGCCGTCAACGTGCCCGCCGTCAAATCCAGTCCTGAGCCGATGGTGGCGATGGAGAAAAGACCGCTCCCATCAATCCACGGAATGCCCTCGCTCTGTTGCGGAAAATGAATCTGGTAATCGCTGAACCCGAATTCCGCCAAGTTCACCCCATCCGCCGACTCGATAATCGTGCGCTGGTTAGAGCCGTGCAGTGTGGCATCCTGAATATAGCTCGCGCCTTCCAGTCGGCTCGCACCCAGATTTGTAAACGTGAGTCCAGCGCCGTAGCGGTTGGTGATGGGATCAACGATTGAACTGCCAGCTCCACTATCAATGCCAGTGGAGTTGGTCACGACTTGGCTCCCATTGCCGTCGAAGATTTGCCCCGTAGCCGTGATGCGGAAGCGGGTGATGAAATTGCTATTCCCGTCAGATTGGCCAATGCGGAAATCGTAACCAGGGCGAAAATAAACACGCATCCCCTGGGCCAAATCATCCATGCCCAGCGCCATGAAGTTCGTGCCAATCGAAGCGTCGTCATAAATCCGCACCGCGTCATTCGTCTTGGTCTGCCCGCCCAGATTCAAGCGGCCTAAATAACTCAATCTCATACTTCTAGTTCCGGCGCTCCCCAAGTAAATAGTCCCGTTTGTGAAGCTGATGAAATAACTTTCATTGCTCGCCCCGTCCCGATTCACGATTGCCCATTCTTTACCCGTGCCGGTGAATAAGCGTGGCCCGTCCGCGCCTTCGGCGATCCCGCTTGATGATTGGCCATTGTTGCGAGTGATAAGGCGTGTGCCGGTGTTATTGCCCCAGGCAAATACGCCGCTCGCGTTGGTCGCTCCTTTCAACACATTGAAATCCGTGGGCAGGTTGCGGTTGATATTATCCGTGGTGCCACCGTCCACTGAGTAAGTGCCGCTCACGTTGCCTTGCAGGAAGTTCTCCGACTGCCCGACCCAATCTCCCTGGACGTGGTAGTTCGCGATGGCCTGGCTGGCGATGGCGACGCCGTAAGTCGAGTTTGAGCGGATGTAGAAGCCGTAAAAGTTTAGCGTCGGACCATTGCTGCCGATGTCCGCGATGTTATTGCCGTAAGCCTGAAGGCCCGGCCCGGCCGTGACGCCACGGATTTCGCCACCGTGAAAATTCCAGATCCCTGCCCCGTCGATATACACTCCGGCGTTGGTCTGGTTCAGCCACTGGCAACCAATCAGGTCGACAATGCCAAGGAAATTGGAACTCGATTGCAAACCGACATTACCCCCCTCGAAGATGGTGTTGACGAATTTGTAATTGGCGAAGTTGCGCGTGGCTCCCCAGCCACCCAGACCGCTGTTCTGCTGCGCCAGCCGATGCACTTTGAATCGGCTGTTGGAGACCTGCACGTTCCGGTTCTGCCCCAGATCGCTAGGCTGACCGGCGAAGCCCGCCACGAAGTCGCCATTGAAGCCGTCGATGGTCACATTCTGCGAACCGAATGTATCAATGGCGCTGCCGCCCGTGACAACGTTTGTTCCGAAGGCTTTGCAGCCAACCATATTTACGATGTCGCAGTCAGCGAACTCATGGGCATCGCCCACGTTGACGTTGAGAGGATCGGAGTAACTGCAAAAGCGTTCCTGCACGTTCGTCGCGCGAATGAAGAGAATGCCTTCCCCGCCGTTGAACGTGCTCAGATTCTCCGTGGTAGGATTAAGGCAGTCCGTGCAGACATAAACATTGCCGTGGCTGGAATGCGTCCCGCCGTTGATGGTCAGATTGCGCACCAGGAAGTTCTTCGCATTCTTGGCAAATACTGCCGACCCGTTACTCGCCTGAGCATAGCCACCCGTCCAGTTCGGTTGCGCATTCGTGGGACCGCCCGTAATCGTGCCGCCGCCCTCGATGGTCAGGTTGGTCGAATTGTAAACCGCGATGATGTCATTGCTCGCCGTGCCGGTGATCTGCGAGTTGGTCGCGGCTTGCAAGACCACCCCATCCGGGATCACAAAGCGAATCGGATTGCGGTTGGAAAGGATGAGCATGGCACGATGCCCGGAATGGCCCGGGTTGGCGTATAGATTTGTCAGAAACAGCGTGCCCCGATTCGTTGACACGATGAAAGTCCCACCACCGATGGAGTCCAGATAATTAACCCCGAATTGCAAGTTGCTGCTGTTGACGCTGTTTGTGATATGGGCACCAAATCTTTCTCCGGTCAAAACGGTCGAAAGAACCGCATTGCTCCCCAGTGCCATCCGCGCATCAATCAGCGTATTCGTGTTTTTGAGTTCGGTGCGGCTCACGGCTTGGCCGAACAGCAACAACGGAAACATCACCGACAGAAGACAAAGAAAGTTTTTCATAATTATTCCCACACCGTCGTCGTGCCTGTGCCCGACACTTTCCACCACGTCGAACCGTCACCACCCAATGCCACTCGGCTGTGGTACACATCACCAACCGAGCCAACCTGCACTCCGTTCGGATCGAACCCGGCTCCTTGGTAATAAGTCAAGCCGGCACCACCACCGCCGCCACCACCGCTGAAGATGAGCACCCACGTACCGCTTTGGTACAAGTAGAAGTCGCCTGTCTGGGTATCGAACGCCGGCTCGTCTTCGTAACCAACACCTGTTGGGGCTCCGGCGGTGTACAATGTTTTCTGTGGAATTCCCCAAGTCGGGGGATCTGGATGATACCCAATGTGATTCAAGTCTTCGGCCATTGGCGCACGCTATTCAGTTGCACAGGGTTTGGCAACTTTCATTTATCGGCTACGACAGTCTTGTGATCGTGGAAATGAACATGCTGGTGCGGTGCCGGCGACCTGATGCTTGGCGCCACGCCTTCACTACTGCCCTTCTGGCCGACATGATCCATCTTCAGTGTGCGGTTCTGTTTGTCGATCGCTGTCGCCAGTTTGTGCATCGCGTTGGTGAGATCTAGCAGTCGTTTCCCTTCAGCTTTCAAGGCCTCGGTTGCGATCCTGGCCATCACTGGCAACATGAAGCTGGCGGAAATAAATGCCGATCCATTCGCGGCCGTAACGACACCGGCGGCCGACAGATCAACTCCAACCTTCCTCAAGGTATCCATCATGTTGCCGCTCAGCGTGACAACACCGAGTTCTTTTCCGATGCGCTGAAAATCCGCCAGGGGCACGTTGGGTGGATCTTCCTTTTCGTCCACCACGCCGACGATCACGTCTTCGACTGGCCTTGAGGGTAGTAGGTGCTGCGGTATTTGCGGTTCATTCATAAAAGAAACATCTGATCGTGTTTCGCCCACTCACGCAGCTTTTTGTCGTTCTTGCTCAAATTACACGGAGGACAGGCCACGCAAAGATTTCCGACCGTGTGTGCCCCACGTTCAGCTTGTGGGTTCCGTGGATTGATCGGAATAACGTGATCGATATGGGCGGTCTTTCCAGGAGTCCGTTCGCCACAGTAGTAGCATGTCACCCATCGCTTGCGTCGCACTGCACCAATAAACTCAGGAATACCACGCGGGTCATATTCCGCTTGCGTCATGGCAACTCGCCGCCGTTCTTTTGCACGGCGAATCTCTTCCGGGTTATGCTTACGGCGCTCGCGCTTACGCGCGTTGATGGAGTCTTTGCTTTTCTTCCACTTCTCGCGCGCATTGGTATTGAGTTTAAGGCGGTTCCTGATTCTCCATTGACGCTTAAACTCTTTTGCCTTTTCTGGATTTTCACGCTGCCATTTGCCAGTATCGTAATCAGGATTCCTCTCGTAAAATCGCCGCGAGATAAGTTTCTTGTGAGCTTTCCATTTTTCAGGATCTTCTGTTTTCCAATTCTGCTTCGTGCTCACTCGTTGTTCCTGTTATGCCACGGCTGAGTTGTTCCGGCCAGCCTATCCCAATCCCATCTTCAGCCACAACTCCTGCCTGAACGAAAGCCCAGCACCTTTTTGACTCCATGCTCGCTGCCCACGGCATTGAACAAAGGCACCCCAACTGCTCACGACGGCGCTCTGTCTTGAAGATGAGGTATTCCGTTTTGTGAATCGCCATCACCGACATGCGCCACGGGCCGAGCCAAGTCTTCCCGGGCATCCCGCATTGCCAGTTTTTCGCGTTGAAGATTTGACAGCGTTGACACGAACGCAGCCGACGATACGTCGTCCAGAACGACGCCCGTTTCGCGCCGGCCACGGTACGCAGCAGACTCAGACCGCGAGAAGCCAGCACGGGCAAGAAACCCGCGCGATGCCCGAGCGAACTTGCCATGACTCCGGCGAGTAGCCGTAGCCAAGCGAACGAACGGCTGAGTGACTTGCTGAAGGTACGACGCATAAAGTTCCAAGGTTTGCGGCAGTAACCGCTTCATGGTGTCACCAACACTGCCAAGGTAAACCGCTCCATGACGGCGCGCTTTTTTTGCGATCTCCACCGCCTTGATCATCCTCCACCACATGTTCTTCGGACGGGCTTCGATCGACCAGTACATGTGCGAATCTTTCTTGCACCAGAAAATCAATTTGGGGTCCATCAGATCATCAGCCGTGCCGCGCTCGATTAGTTTTTCGATGGTCGTTTGCAATAACTGCCTGTCTGAAAGTATCCTTTTTCCGCCTGACGTTTGCTTGCCCTGCTGCATGTGAAAGAGAAAGGATTTCCAGTTCGGCCGGTACGGCACAGCGTAGAGATCGCAGAACCCCATCGGCACCGGCCGCTGATGATTGAGCATCCATGACAGTCCATGTTTGCAGAACGACACCCAGATGATTTCCGCCTTCACCGGGTCGTTGACGATGCCGGTGCGCGCATACTCGGTGATGAATTCGCTTCGATTCACTTCCGGGCTGGCACGGAACGTCATTGGCGGAATCGCGCGCCACACGATCTGCTGCTCGGGCTCAATCGCCGGCTGCGCCATCGCCATCAGCACCGGACGAAGAATCCACCATGTGCCATCACGGTACGATCCCGCGCTGTTCAGTTTTGCTTCGAGTGCCTGGCGTTGAATGTTCAACAGTGGCAGTTCGGTGAAGACCGTCACCGCAGCCACGTCGGTTTGCTCCGGCCACCCCACTGCGATCGGCAGCGACCACGCTTCCTCGTTGACCATCCATGTCTCCATTCTGCTCATTCGATACCCTGTCCGGGGTTGTGGACACAAATCTATTTCGCTTGATTGCCAGTCTGCATTGGAGTAATCACGCCCCACGACAAGAACACGACCTGAAATGAATTAAAGAGAGCGCTGCGCGTTCCGCACTTCCTGCCGTGGGATTCTTGCCGAAGAAAGGTACAAACAAAGTGAGTAGGGCAAATCCAAATGCAGGCGTAACGAACCCAAGTTCGAGGTGGTTTGAATGGCGAGGCGGTGAAGGTGTCATCCAGTGGTACGACAAAGACCTGGCCGCAAAGAGCAAAGATAAAAAAGCGGGCAACGTGGTCATCAAGGTGGATGCTAAGCACCCGTTCCGCTTCATCGTGCTGGACGTTCTTGCCAGCGTGAAAGGCTACAACAAGAAGCGCAAGAGCGGCATCTACAGCAATGAGGTCCGCGACACCCGCAGTGATCCTTTCATCGTGAAGTTCTTCGATGGCGACACCATCGCAGAAGGGGTTTGGGCCGACATCAAAGACAAAGTGGTCGCCAACAAAGGCGGGTTCTGCGCGGTGTGCTACATCGCGTTCAAGGACGGTGATGAACTCAAGATTGGGGCCATCCAGTTGAAGGGTTGCGCCCTTGGTCCGTGGTTCGACTTCCAGAAGAAGCACCGGAACGACATCGACACCAAGGGAGTGGCCATTGTCGGCTCCGAAGACGACACCACGGGAGATGTGGAATTCAAAAAGCCGATCTTCGTCGTGGTGGAAATCTCGCCTGAGACAAACGTGAAGGCTGGAGAACTCGCCAAAGAACTGGCCGCGTTCCACGCCGCCTACTTCTCACGCACGACTGTTGCGCGCACGGAGAAGGACACAGCCAGTCAGCCGGATGCTGGCGACGATGAACCTCCGACGGATCGGGAACCTGACGAACCGCCCGCGGATGACGAAGACTCGGTTCCGTTTTAATCTTTACTGTTTCCGTTTTGGATTATGAATATCGAAAAGTTCCTCAAGGAAACCATCGCCCTTCCGCCGCAGTTCGGGGTCACGGAAGATGCGGAAACAAAGCGCAACGAACTCATCACCACCAGCGCTCAATACAAAGTCGCCACCACTCCCACCGAGGCCAACTCCCTGGGGGAAGCAGCACGCGACATCCAAACATTCATCCGCGATGTGGAAAGCCTTGGGCTATCCCTGCGCCAACCACTCAACGCCGCCTCGAAACAGATCAAGGCGGTCGAGGATGATTACCTTGCCCCACTGCGCGCAGAGAAGGAACGCTGTGAACGCATTACCGGCAATTACTTCGCCGCGGAGAGACGGCGGGTCGCGAAAGAGAACCGGTTGCGCCAGTTGGAAATTCAATGGCTCGAACAGGCCCGCCTCGACGCTGAACGTAAAGCCAACGAAGAGCGGGAACGGGTCGCGCGCGAGAATCGTAAGGCAGAAGAACGGGCTCGGGCAACCGAAGCCAAGATCACGAACGCCAAACAACTGGAGGCTGCCATCAAGGCTGAGGCTGCCCGCAAAGAGGCGGCTGAGAAAGCCCGGCTCGAAGCCGAAGCGCTGGCCGAACAAGCCCGCAAAGCATCCGAGGCGGCACAGGCGGCTATCCGGGCGCCGCTCCCGGAAGTTCACAAGGTCGGTGGCGTCGTCACTCGCCGGGTGATGAGGTGGGAAGTCACCGACCTGAAAGCGCTGGTGAAAGCACGGCCGGAGCTTTGCAAGATCGAGGCCAAACCGTCGGCGATTCAATCGACCTGCGTCCCTCGCTTCCTCAAGGATTCGGACGAAGTGGACACAACTTCTGTCCAAGGTTTGAAACTCTGGTGGGAAGACGACACTTCGACCAAGCGTTGGGGTAGTGGTACAGTTTGAATCGCCGTCCTGAGATTTCGCCCGCAAAATTTGGAATTACGATACGCCGAACGCTGGAGGCGTAGTCGATCAAGCAGTATCCAGCATAACCAAAACGAAAGGTTAGATCATGGCCCGGTCAATCAAAAAACACATCAAAGCAATCGTTGAGCAATTGGAGGTTCTGCTCATCGATCACACCAAAGACTTGGCACGAATGATTCAGGAATCCGAATCGGAATCCATCACCGTGCCGCTGTCTCTGTTCATCAGCGACGCACCGGGCACTCAACGTGTCTCGGCTACGATGACCCTCACCACAAAGGAGGTCTTCAAATGCGCCATTGACATTGACACCGGCCAGGAGGTGCTGCCGCTCAAGGATGAGTGGGTCAAGAAGACCAGCCTGAAGGCCAAGCAGCAGGAGAACGCCCGCAAAGCAAAGCTCGAAAAGGCTTTGGCAGCCAAAGCCGACGCCCCGAAGTAAAACTTCGTTGACGGGAACGCGCCGGGTCACTACAACTCGGCGTGTTCCCAATGGCCTTGGCGGGCCAAGCACGATGAAATTCATCAACAACTTCGACAAGAACCCACTCAGGGAAAAGAGCTTCTCACTGTGCATCAGCATGGTGTCGTGCGCTCCCGCCACCCTGAAGTGGGTTCCTTTCGAGGTTGTATGAAGAAAATATCGGCTCCGACCTACACGCAGATCCCAAACTCCATTCTGGACGATCTTGGTTCTTTTGAGGAAGTAGAACTCACGGTCATTCTGTTCATCTGCCGCCAGACCTTCGGTTGGCATAAAACCAAAGCCCGCATCACTCTGGAACGCCTCATTTCCGGGACCGGGCGCAGCAATGGGCAAATCAACGTCGCCATCACCAAACTTGTGAAGGAAGGACTCATCAAAAAAACAGCATCCCACCGTGATGGAAATGAGTACGAAATCGTTTTGGAGCAGGGAGAACCAGTTCTCCAACCACCGGAGAACAGTTCTCCAACCACCGGAGAACAGTTCTCCAACCACCGGAGAACAGTTCTCCAACCACCGGAGAACCCTAATAAGGAAAGAAAGTACTCAAATAAAAGAAGTACCGAACCTGACGGTTCGGAGAACAAGCGGAGAAAAACCTGTACGCCTGGGGAAGTACCGCTGAACTCTCATAAGCAGTTCGTAAAAGAGTGGGCAGAAAAGTACCCCCAATGGCACCGCGGAGAGAAATACATCTTCGTCGGCGCCAAAGACGGGGCCGCCGTTAAACGCCTGTTTTCGTCCGACCCTCCGATGCCGGTTGACCACTTGATTCGGATTGCTGTGGCGGCGTGGCAGCGCACCGACCTGTTCAACTGCAGGCAGGCTTCATCTATCAGTGGGTTCGTTTCGCGCATCAATGACATCCGAGCCGAACTCAACAGCACCCGGAATGGCAAAAATGTGGATCACAACCAGATGCAGGAAAAAACCAAGATCAACGTGAGGATTGAATGAACATCACCCCCAAAACACCGGAACAATTAGCCGAAGAAAAACTTTTCAAAGATCGGCGACACCAACAGGAAGTTCAGGATCTTCGCAAAAACTGGAATGCTCCCGTCCGTCATGCCCAACGATGCCCTGAAATGGTTTCTGAATGGGGCGTCGTGTTTGAGAAGCTGAAGGCATTGATCGAGCCATCCAAAGGGCGAACGATTGCGCTGGTCGGAGGGAGAGGGAGTGGCAAAACCCAGATGGCGGTGGAAGCGATGAAGTTCAAAACCAACCTGTTGAAATCCGCCTTGTTCACCACTTCGGTTGACCTGATCACCGAATTCCAGGACTGCATGGGGCCAAAGGCTGTCTGCACCCGCATGGAGGTAATTCGTAAATACCGGGAGCAAAATCTGTTGGTGCTCGACGAAAGCGGAAAGCGCGGTGAGACAGTCTGGGAGAACTCGGTCATTTTCGGGTTGCTGAATCACCGCTACAACGACCTCACGGACACGATCATTATCGACAACCGGGCACCTGAAGAATTCATGGCATCCATCGGTGATTCCTTGGTGAGCCGGATAAGTGAAGGTGGAGCTATCTTCGATTTCAAGTGGGAAACCTTTCGTGATTCCGCATTAGATCCGATGGATGCTCCCGCAGGCGCCGGTAAATCCTCATCCAAACCACCACTGAACCTATGAACTCTTGCGAACACCCTGAATCTGAATTCGTGCCCACCCCTGAACTGATTCACCACGGCAAAAACGTGTGCGTTCAGTGCGGAGCATTCCTTGGCTGGGCGAAGAAGCCCGAGACGATTGAGAAGGAGAAGCGGAACGCCGCCATCTTGGCCATGCTCGAGACGCAACGGTTGACTGAGTGGGAAAAGGGGTTCGTTCTTTCGTTGGAGAAGCAGGGAAGGCATTTCTCGCCCAAGCAACAAGAAACTCTCGACAACATCAATCTGCGCTATGGCTACACCTGAAGCCCCGTACATCCCGCAGAAAACTTTGGATGAACTGCACTCCAGTCACCCTGAAGGCACCCGGCACGCCGCGATGATCAAGATCGCGATGGCGCTTTTAGGGAATGGTTTTTCCGACCAAGCGGTGTTCGCGGAACTGCGGGCCAAGTTCGATGCGGAAAAAACCGACAAGGAAATCCGCGCTGTGATTTCGTGGTGCAGCGAGAAACACCCGACACCATCTGGGTTCGGAGCCAAGACCAACGGTCATCCTCCGAAGAAAATCCATTACGAAAAGAAAACCCGACCGGCATCAGCACCCGAGAACACCGACCAGTCCGCCGACCAGAAGGTCGATTGGTATTTGAACGGAAACACGACATCACTCGAACAGTGGAAGCAGCGCAGCAAGGTTTACTGGAGTGGCGACATGTCATCGGTCGCGTTCGAGAACCTGTACGCGCCCGATGACAACATCAACATCGTGTGCCAGTTCACGGTCAGCGAAAAAGGAAAAGCGAATCCCAAGGGCGGTGGTAAAACTCTAGCGCGCGACGAGTGGGTGAAGTGGTTCAAAACGAAAGGCATTCCGCGCTCCGAGGCTGGCGCGTGGATTCGCATGAACCCCTGCTCGGACACGGGCACCGGCAAAGGTGGCGCCATCCAGGATTGCGACATCCAATCCTTTCGCTACCTGCTGCTTGAAAGCGACGTGCTCTCAGTCGAGCGCCAACTTTCACTTTACGCCCGGTTGAAATTGCCTATTGCCGCCCTGCTTTCCAGTGGTGCCAAAAGCATTCATGCCTGGATCAAAATCGCCGCGGCCACCAGTGAGGCTTACACCGAGAACGTCCTGAGAATTCTTTCGGCCCTGAAGCCGTTTGGGTTCGACCAGAGCAACAAGAACCCTTCGCGCCTGTCACGCCTGCCAGGAGCCAAGCGCGGTATCGGAGCGGTCGGAGACGGGTTGCAGCAACTCATTTACCTGAATCCCGCCCCGGAAATTGTTTTAGATGACGAGGCGCTGACTCGGTTTGAAATATCACTTACTGTTCCCATCCCTGACTGCAAACCCCTGAAGAAGCTGGCTCGTGAAACGCGCGCCCGCTACGAGGACATGCACGCTAACCAAGGAAAACTCGGAGTGCGGGTCGGCATCAGGGATTGGGATCGGGATACTGGTGGGTTCAAAGGGAAGCAGATGACAGTGCTGGCGGCTGGAACCGGAGCCGGCAAAAGCAGCATGGCCCTGAACCTGATCAACGGCGCCCTGAAAACCGGCCACGGCGTTGCGTTGTTCACTTTGGAAATGGACCGGGAAGAAATCTTCGACCTGCTTCTGTCCATGAATCACCGCATCAATCGCAACTTGTTCAACACGGGCTGCTTTGAGGTCGATGACGTGGAACGAATCGATCAAGGGCTGGCCGCGCTGGAAGATAAACCTCTCTGGATTTATGACGAAGCGATGCAGACCGTCGAGTCAATCGGTGATCGCATCAAAGCGTTGATTGGGCAGATTGGACTCGTCGTCATCGACTACGTGCAGATTGTGACCCCGGATGATCAATGCGCTCCACGGGAGCAGCAGGTGGCAGACATTGCCCAAGGCTTTCGGATTCTTGCCAAGGACACCAATCTTCCGTTCATCATTCTTTCCCAGGTTAGCGACGATGGAAAATTACGCGAGTCACGAGTGGTTGGTCATGCGGCCCACACTGTTCTCATGTTGGAACTCGATGATGAGAATGATGAGAAAGCCCTTTTGAAAGTGGTGAAAGGAAGGCGCATCCCAAAACGAAAATATCACCTGCGCTACGAACCTGAGTACTGCATCATTGGCGATGAACCACTGACTGATTTACCATTGTAGTTGACCTCCGCTGCCATTTCGCTACAAAAGCAGCACGACATGAATCACGACACGGCCACTCGTTACGAAAATTTCGTCCGCAAGCTGGTGGGCAGCTACACCGAGCACCCCGACATCCTCCAGGTCACAGCCCGTGAACGCGCCGGCACGGTGGCGGTCGTCATCACGCCGGCCCCAACCGATTTTGGGAAGGTGCTGGGCAAACAGCGCAAGGCTTTAACGGCTTTGGAAGTGTTGCTCTGCTGCATGGCCAACCTCGAAGGGGATCGTATCTCCGTGCAACTGATTGAGCCCGAGAACCGGATGAACAACCGGCGCGTACCGGAGATTCTGAATCCGCGATGGAGTGATGCTGATGACAAGGAGATGGCAGGGCTGCTTTCGGAAGTTCTCGACAAGACCCTGCGGCTTGACGCCGAAATCGTGATCAAGCCGATGTCGGGTGAGACGATGCTGACGATCGTGCCACAAAGCCATGTTCCACCGGACGTGATCGGAGCGCTGCACACAATCTTTCGCGCGGTGGGTGCGACAAAAGGAAGGCGCCTGGTCGTGAACGCAAGGACGCAATGAACACACAACAAAAGGATATTCAGTGATTACCCGTTTGAACGCATTTGCCACCAGTGACAACCAAACCTTCGCCAACCTAGATGCCGCCATCGGGCATGAGCTTTCACTGATATTCCCGGACAGCGCATACCCACCGCCGACGGTGGAAACGATTCTCAAGAACCGGGACAAGATCGTCGATTTGCTCACCACGACGCCAACGAGCAAAACCAAAGCTCGCCGCGTGAACGGCGGAACGAAGAAGCGCAAAGCCAAGACTGACAACACGCCGGAACTGCCGGTCACGACGCCATGATGCGTGAACTCAGGCTCAAAACTGATTCCAGTTCCACTGGAGCACAAGGACAAGGGATGGAAAATCCACTGGCTGAAAGTCACCCCGCTGGCCCACGAAGGCATTGCACGCTTCAAAGTGCAGAGCGAGCATGGCAGTTCGCTTTACCTGGTAGATCTTCAGTCGGATCAAGGCACGGGGCGCTGCGGTTGTCCGAATTTTTCCATCGGTCGCGCCAAAGATCCTTTGCACTCTTGCAAACACTGCAAAGCCGTGCGCATTTATCTGGGTGAAGAACTGGTGGAAAGCTGGCTCCAAACACGACACGAACACGACAAAACACAGTAAGGAAAACATGAATGCGATAGAAAAACAAAACACCAACACGGCCCTTGTGCCAACGTGCCAGGACATTGAAGTCACGGCAATTGAGCCGGGGGAAATGCTGCCGGCACAGTATCAACTCATCGACTGGTGCAGGCGAAAATGTGCGGCGCTGAAGATTGAGAAGAAGGAACTCACAGACGCCTTCGATCACGCCATTGTCCACAAATGGAAAGGTGCCACGCTGAAAGCGCACGCGGATCGTATCGCCAAACGCATCACGTTCTACGGCAAGATTGGTGCGGCCTTGGAGGCTGGCTACTGCATCGTGCCGAACTTCCCCGTGTCGCTGTTCGCGATTCGGACTGACCGGGATAAACCACTCAAGATGATGGTGACTTCGCAATGGGGTAGCTACAACCATGACCAACCCGCTGATGGTGCGCCAATTGGAGAAGGTGAATACAAGAACCCATCACCAGTGGTGTTTGAGAAACCTGTCACTGTTATCGTGAACGGCAAAGAGGTTCAGAAGAGACAGTATTGGGCCGAAGACTTTGAAGCCGTGGACTTCCCGATCCAGATGGCCAAGCCGAAAATTATGGAGGCTACCACACGCGCAATGGCGCTGAACATCTTCGACGAGTTCGGTATTCTGCCTTCTGCCAGGAACAAAGATCCACTCATCGTTGGCCGTGTAAAACTCGCTGGTGCTTACAGGCACGGTGAAGACGGCCGAGTGACGTTCATGGTGGCGTGGCACTTGAACACCGCGATGCTGTAAAGGTGAAGTGAAGCCTTACTTTTCAGCCAATCCTTTCCGTTTAAAAAATGAAATTCGTCGTTTGTTCCTAACTGATTCTTCTGTCTTTGAGTTTGAACTCAAGCGCAACATGAGAGCACGCATCAAACCCATCTCCGGCAAACTCGCCGCCGCCAGTCGCATCTACAACGAGCGCGTCAAGGTGTGGCTGGTCGGGAAACAGTGCGCGGTGTTTCACCAGTTGCCGGCGACTCAGTGTCACCATCGCTTCGGAAGACGCGGACGGCTGCTGCTCTGGGAACCAGGATGGTTGCCAGTGTGCGATGCAGGACATGCGCTCATTCACTCCACCCCGAAGGCTTCCATCACTCGTGGTTTCATCGGCCCTGTGGGCACGTGGAACGATTACGAACGCGCGAAGAAATACGTGGAGGCCAATGAGCCTTGAAAGCGACCTCGAAGCAAAAGGGTGGATCAGGGACAGCGTCGGCAATTGGAGTCACCCCAGCCGCGTCACTGATGCTGTCGGTCGTGGGGATCGGCAACGTGCCAAGCTTCAAAAACACCAAGTCGATCGGGCGCAACCGAAAAACCGGAAAGCCGCGCATCTTCACAAACCCAAAAAAGAAAAAGTGGATGGAGGCGTGCATCAGCAGTTTCATGTCTCAATTGCGTGGCGCGTATCCGACGCTCGAAAACGTGATGCGTGGGGAATGTCCGAAACTATTGCCGACTGCATCGTGTCTGCCACTCGACGATTCCTTGGACTGGATGATACCCGGATCTCAAAGCGTGGAGCGCGTCGCTAAAGGACTTGAAGGAGCCATCATCGTAATCACCCCGTTATGACTCTCAAGCAATGCACAATATGTCGCACGCTCAAATCCCTGAACATGTTCAGCAAGGATAGGCGCGCAACTGACGGACGGACATCGGGTTGCTTGGCCTGCTACCGTAAACAGTCCAAAATTACATATCAAAAAAATCTAAAACAGTATCGTGCAGTGAGGCGCGCTTACGCCAAATCCCACCAAAAGGAAGCCAACATCCGAAGCAGGAAGCACTATCTAGCTAATCGCGCTGCAATCATCGTGCGCACCACCGCATACCGTAAGGCTAATCCAGACGTGCACAAAAGAGCGTGGCAGAAGTGGTATAGCAATAATCGAGAAAAACGACGAGACATCGAGAGGCGTTATCGCAAGCTGAACCCGATAAGGATGCGAGGACACGGCCGGAAGCGTAGGGTCAGAATGCGTGCAGCGTGGGTTGAGAATGTTGACTACCCTGCACTGTTAAAACGATTTGGTATGTGGTGCTACATCTTCCAGAAATCCATTCGTCGGCGTTCCCAACTTCACTTTGATCACGTAATTCCCATTTCTCGCGGAGGCTCTCACTCCAACGATAATGTTCGCCCCGCGCACGCGCTTTGCAACATGAAGAAACACGCCAAACTTGGTTATGACGCTTTCAGTGGCCAAAAACAAAGCTGACGAAATAGTCGGCTTGCTGACTCCGTTTTGCATCCCCGGTCATTGCATGGTCGTTGGGAGCGTACGTCGATGCGTGCCAGAACCTCGTGATATTGAGGTCGTAGCTTGTCCAGACCTCGCCAACCAGAATCATTTCGATTACACGGTGAACCTGCTCAAGTCCGGCCGCATCGGGGTGGTGCAGAAAGGAATGTTCCCAGCACGCTACACCCAATTAATGGGAACCATCTGCAATGTGGACATCTTCTGGTGCGATAAAAGGACGTACGGGTTGAACTTATTCATTCGGACGGGCTCAGCGCAGTTCGCAAAAGACGCACTCGTCCATTGGAAAAAAATCACCAACGGCGGTTACAGCGAGGGCGCCATCCTCCACCTGGCCGACGGCACACCTGTCCCGACACCGACTGAGCAGGTAGTGTTCGAGGCGTTGAAATGCAAGTGGGTTCCGCCTGAGAAGAGAAATCGACCTATGAGGGAGGACTCGTGAGTTATCGTCCGATAACGGATTTCTGGTTTCTTGCCCGGTGTAAGTATAAAGACGGCTCCAAGCGGTACGGCGGATATTTGGGCGGTTTTTTAGAACGCGCCCGTCGCCTTGTTGGCGCCAGCATTAACGAACCCGTGCTGCACATCTGCGGTGGGAACGCCCACCTCTATCCCTACGCTGGTGGTTACGGCGATCAAGATGAGCGGCTGGACTTGGACGTGGCCGTTAAGCCAGAGCATCTGTGGGATTGTTCAGTATCGATTCCTCACCAGACGTTTCGTGGAAGTGAGGATTGGGCCGGGATGATCGCGGACCCGCCTTACTCAGCGGAGGATGCCAAACAATACGCGCCCGGCGCTGACAAGTATCCGAGTCCGAACAAAATCGTTTCCCTTGCGTGTGAGGTGCTTCCTGTCGGGCGCAAGATAGGCATCATCCACTACATCGTGCCGGCGTGCCCGAAGAACGCGAAGTTCATCGCCTGTGTCGGCATCGTATGTGGTTTCAACAATCGAATCCGTGCCTTCTCCGTCTATGAAAGAATCAGTGAATAGCGACGTAACCATGACGTGCCCCAAGTGCGGCACCATCCTCGACGACCACGACGGCTTCGGCTGCCTAGCCCACGGCAAGTGCGGTTACTGCTCCCACCCATCGACTCTCGACGGGTTCTGCGGCATCTGTGGCGTATTCGTGGATGGCGACCCGAAGGCGTGCGCGCTAATGAAGGGTGACATCGTGCTTTACAACGGCGGCCGCCATGAAGTTCTGGATACGGTCACGGATCAATTCGTGAAGCTGGATGTGAATGGGAAACGGTGGTGGACCAACCGGCGTTACGCCCAATTCCTGAAGCGCCCCTCCGTCCATGACAAGTTCCGCGCAATGCGCCCGTAAATCTTTGCAGCCGGAAGCTCTCTCATCTATTAAACCCAAAATGATGCCATGCCACGGTGTCGGACGACGGCTGCAAAGACCAGTGACAAAGAAGAGCGCCACCTTATCACCCCATCCATCATGCGAAAGCTAAAAGTCCCGCGACCCCTCCGGCGCTTTTATCTCTACCCGGACGGCGGCTGGATTCACTTCCGCGTCTTCATCTGGAAGACTCAGCACGACATGTGGCTGGCGCTCCCCGACAAGGGCGCCAACTTCGCGGCCATCTCCTGCGGGGGCGAAAGGTACGTCAAGAGGAAGAAACGCTGGCAGTTCCGCGGTGAGATCGGCCAACTCCATTTCTACCACGACAGCGCACGCACGGGAATCATCACCCATGAATGTTGCCACGCCGCCCACACCTACTTCAGATTCCGAAAGTGGTTCGCTCCGATCGTCGTCAAAGACGACAGCCCATATCGGCCTGGCCGAAAGTGGGTGACAAATCGCGAGGAAGTGTTCTGTTGGGTGATGGGCAACCTGGTCCGGGAGTTCATCGTAAGACGGGAGAAGCTGTGCTGCCAACCGAAGGCGATGCCGAACTGGTTCAACCCGGTGAAGTTCCGCGTGTATACGAAGCCGTTGGGGTGGGACGGTCAGTGAAAATCTTTTTTAGTTGACGGCTCGCGGTGGGTACAGTTCCATCGCTTCACGATACGAACAAGACGAGAATTATGACAAACCTGCTTACCGGTATAGCGCTTGCGACCAACATCCTGGCGACGAACCACGTGGAGTTCAGAACCAACATCTTTGAGCGCGACCATCCCACCAATACGCTTTACATTTACAATCGGGTGAACATGAACCTGATTCCATTTCTGATGATTCGGGAAACAAACATCACCCGCATCGAAACTCTTGAATACAACTGGCGCGGCGAACGGGTAGTCCTGCAAAGCGTGGAAAGCAACATTTTTTCAGTGCGAGCCGTCTTTCACCTGGACTGGTGCAAGGGTGAATGGGAACGGATACCATGACAATGGAAGCACGAGACCCCGTTTTCGGGATGCCCTGGACGCCCGGGAAGCTCCGGCACGCCTACGACTTGTTTCAGATCAGGGACGAGTGGAGTTTCTGCTCCAAGTGCCATCGGATAACCGCTCGGGTATTCGATGGCCGGTGTTTTTCCTGTCACCGAAACCTGTTCAACGCGCTCGGGCGCAAACCCTGCCCGCCACTGCCATGAATAAAAACACAGCCAAAATAACCGAACCGATTTGGGACAGCCGGAACTCCGATGAGCCGAAGAGTGAGACGCCGCGCACTGACACTTTCTCAAAGGGCTATTACGAAGACCTTTGCTGGATCGACTTCGCCCGCGCGCTTGAGCGCGAACTCAACGCCGAGAAGAAATGGAAAGCCGAAGACCCACAGATGTTGCGTGAGCAAATTAGAGTTGCTGGCAAAAGGCTGCGTAGTGAGAAGCACCAGGGCAGATGCAATGCAGAGGCAGCCGACAACTGGCGCCGGGCGTGTGCTTCCGCCGAGCAAGAGCGGGATGCGTTGAGAAAAGCGCAGATCGAAAACAATCACAACTGGCAAGCAGTGGAGGAAGTTAATGCAATGGCCGCTGAATGCGACACCCTCCGCGCACAGCTACAAGTGGCGAAGGCGGTCATCGAAACCATTCCACGATACAATCTGTCCCCAGACGCATCGATAGTCTGGATAGGCAGTGATGCTTGGTTTACTTGGGCGAACAAGCGCAACAAAGCCCTCTCCCAACTCAGCGCGGAGGAAAAGAAGTGAGTGAACTGCTGGAAGCTCCATGCCTGTTTGGAGAACGCTGTACCGCCACACCCCACACGGCCCCCGAGACCTGCCCAACCGCGCTCCTGGACCACGGCGGGCCAGCGCAGCCTTGTGTCGTGTGTCGGGTCAACACCCGGGGCGCCACGTTGGCCGGCGACAAACGAACTCCTTTGTGCTGGAAATGTTATCAGCGCATCAGCGACAACGAATTGGCGGCGATCGGAAGCAGAACGCCGGAGAGGAACCAGTCAAAGCAACCGATCGTCCGCCCACTCCGATCGCCACCCCACCGACGCTGACCTGCTCTGGATTCCCAAATCCATCGTCGAACATACCTCCCAAACCGGCCCCCAACACATCGTCACCCTCCTAGGCTGGTGGATACAGAAGGTGGGGCTGTAGGTTCCAATGATTGCTGCGCCGGCGTCAGTTCTGACATCACATGCTGCCGCTTGTTCTTCGTCGCCCACTCCGGTCGCAGGTTTAGATGATGAAAACACGCCCGCTTCCCCTCTTCCGTCAGCAATATCTCCTTGAACAGCGCCACCGCCTTGATATGCCCCACCGTCCACCCATTCCCTCCAAAATTCTCCCACGTCATCCCCACTTCCCACTGCCTTTCAAGGCGCGCCCTGAACTCTCCCACCGTACACCCAAGCAACTTCTCCGCCGTTGGTGAAATCCCTCTCCGAATCGCCAATCGAAGCACACTCCGACCACGATCCGCCACCCCAACCCACGGATTCTTTGCCCTCCAAGCCCGGTTCGCACCCATCATCTTCTCACGATTGTCCCAATACCACTTCTTCATCACCTTGCGACGTTTACTCAACCTCCGCGGATTATGAATGATCCTCGCCGCACTCTCCCTCCTTAATCGCTTTGCCCACTCAGGATGCTCCAATACCCACTTCTTCGTTCGTTCACTCGGTGTCACGCCTCACCCCCAATCCCAGGAAACATCACCCTTACCTGCCCCAGCGTGAAATCCCGGCCCCCATTCAACAGCGCGTAAGCGTGGGACCGCGACACCCCCAAACTGCCCACGATCGTGTCCACCCGATCCATTGCCCGCCTCTCCAACTCTGCCCTCACCGCCTTTTGCGACAACGTTTGCCCACTCCCACCACAGCTTTTACACGGTTTCTCCATAAAAAGGCCCATATTCATCGCTGAGTATTTCTGAGCACAGCTAGTATGCAAGCCTGAATACTAAAGAACTCAAACCAGCCAGGGGGCAGCAGCCCAATTCTGAAATCGCCAAGTAATGGTAAGACGGACATCCCCCTTCACGAGCGAACCTGGCATACCGGTCCCCGCTATCCACCGGGTCTTCTATGCGCGAGGAAAAGCGTCATGATGTTCGGTGAAAATGACTGTTCACGCTCAAAATTGAAAGGAATGGCCGCAAACATTGAGCGAAACGACATAGCGCACAAGATCAGTTATGTTTAGTTGGTGGTATTCCCTTGCTTTCGCGAGACTGAGGCGGGAAATTGTTCGCTCGCGTCGAGTACACTACTTTACGAGCGGAAAACTGTCAACATTTTGTTGGATCAACCCTCCCGTCGGGCAATCCTAAGTGGTTTGCTTATGATACTCAACTTTTGTGGGCGGCGATTGTCAGCGGTCTTGCCGCCGGCTTGTTGGCGTGACGGTCTAGCGGCATTGCGAGCAATCCACGCGGAGGATTGTTTCATTCATCTCCGGTCTCGGGCAGTCGTTGAGAAATTTTTTAGGGTGAGTTCGACGCGATAAACATTGGTTGTTTGCGTGGTATTGGTGCATGGGTTGAAAAATAAAGTTTGCGTTCTCTTTTGGGGTTGCTTATGGTCAGCGGCAGTTGGTTTTGCTCGTTCCTACAAAACGAGTTGCGACACGACAAGACACGGGAAGGGCAGTCCTGCCGCACGGAGTGAATCCATGTTTCACGTGGAAGCAACGGCTTTGAGCCATTGGCCGCGTGCGGAGAATCGGGGCAAATTTGCCCCGTTGTGATTCGCTGCGCGCAGTCCGTTAGCAGCGTGCGGCAGTCTTCAAACCGTACCAGCGTGCGCGATCGCGTGCGTTGACCGCTCCCAAGTCGGCAAAGCCACAACATCGGCAAAACATGAAAAATGCAGATCAAATCGACGGCGCCACGCGCACGTCCGCCACGTTAAACAACGGTTCATTGGCCAATGGCAGGGGAATCATGCC